AAGGCGCTGCTGACGAAGGCGCTGCTGACGAAGGCGCTGCTGACGAAGGCGCTGCTGACGAAGGCGCTGCTGACGAAGGCGCTGCTGACGAAGGCGCTGCTGACGAAGGCGCTGCTGACGAAGGCGCTGCTGACGAAGGCGCTGCTGACGAAGGTGAGGCCACAAAATTGTCCTTAGCTGAAGCTATCGGTCACTTGAACGGTAATGATGACGCGCATTGGACGTCAAACAACCGGCCTTCACTCGAATACTTGGCGACCTTGCTTGGCAAGACGCCAACGCGTGCTGAAGTCAATGCAATAGCTGAAGGCTATACCAGAGCCAAAGCTAAAGCGGCGCAACAATAATACTTTACTAGGGGCCAGTCATGACAATCATTGTACAAACAGGGGCAGGCACAGTAGTTGGCGCCAATTCCTATGCGGATGCTGCTGCAGTGAAAGCATACTGGCTTACTAGGGGCGTTGATTTGTCGTTAACTTATTCTAACACCCAGATAGAGATTGCGGCTATAGAGGCCACAGGCTATCTGGATGTTAGATACCCGTACATAGGGCGTAAAATTTACAAACATCAAAGCACTCAATGGCCTAGGTGGCAAGTGCCTCTATTTTTGCAAAGCATTATCCCTGACGTGCTTATTGCAGCCACAGCCATTGTGGCCAAGAAAGCCCTTGAAGCAGTTGCTCTTTTCGTGGACCCGACCTATGAAGCTTCTGGCCAAGTTGTGCTAGAAGATACTACTAAAGTAGGGCCTATTGAAACAACCATAAAGTACTCAGATAGAGCCAGCCCAAAACTGGCCGAATCTACCCCACAATTCCCGGAAGTCACTTTGCTGTTAAAGTCTGACGGGTTGCTGGCGTCCACATCTACAGGCCAAGTGGCTAGAGGCTAATATGGCTATTGACTATGCAGCCATCCGGCTTAAAGCTTCAAAAGCCATTGATAAAGCTGGCTTAAGGATAACTCTGGTTAGGTACGGATTCACGACAGACCCTGTGGCTGGCACTAGCTCTAAAGTGCTTACCGCGTCGCAGACGTTAGCCTCAGTTATCCTGCCTGCGTCACAAGGTACGCTAGAAGCTTTCGACGTCCGCTTTATGTCTGATGTGGACGCTTCTCAAGATGTGCGGTTTGTGGTAATGTCCGGCCAAGGTTCAACCTTTATACCTGAGCCTAAAGACGAAGCCACTTTTGACGGCGCAACATGGGAAGTCATGGGCTGCACGCCTTTAGCACCAGATGGAGCTACTAGGCTCTTATATAGCGTGGGGTTCAAATTACCATAATGTCCATATTTAGCGTGCAGCTTACTGGTTTTGGTGTTCATGCTCTTGACAAGATTGACCGGATAAAGCGGGCGTCTTGTTTAGAGCTTTTCCAATTGGTAATCTTAGCCACACCAGTTGACACCGGTAGGGCTAGGGGCAATTGGCAAACAACAATCAATACACCGGTCACAGGCGTCACGGCTAGAGAGTCCACTTCAGGTGCAGAGTCTATTGCTGACGCAGCAGCCAACTTAGGCAGCTTGCTGGATGTGGTGTGGTTCACTAACAACCTGCACTATATTGAAGGCCTTGAGATGGGCACAGGCTCAGCCCAAGCACCAGAAGGCATGCTGCGGGTAAACGCTATTAAATGGCAACAGATAGTGGCAGCTAAAGCCGCGGCATTAGGATAGGCAAATGACTACAGCCTTCAAAGACATTCAGACAGCACTTATGCAAGCCGTGGTGGACTCACCACTAGACTTGCCTTTTGCTGGCGATAACTTGCCATTTGAAAAGCCTGCTAATCAGGCGCCTTGGGCTGCTGTGTTCATCATTCCTGCCACCGTCCAGGCAGCTAGTGTCGGCGTCGACGGTCAAGACTTATATTCTGGGCTATTGCAAATAGACCTAAATTATCAGAAGCACACTGGCACATCAGCCTCGTTGCTAAAAGCTGACGAGGTTGCTGGGTTCTTCAAAGCAGGGGCTAAATTCTCTGCTGGAGTTGCCGACGTGTTGATTAGTTCCTGCAGTCGTTCACGCGGCAGGGATGTGGATGGGTGGTACCGAGTGAGCATGTCAGTTGTGTGGGAAACCCGCATTAATAGAGTTTAACCTAACTAATAGAGAGCGTATAAAATGGCTAGCGGAAGCAGACACCAGATGAGCTACGTTGCAGAAACCCTTTATGGGGTGACTCCAGCGATGCCTAACTTCATCCCCATCCGGCATACTGGCACCACCCTCGGCTTGAGCAAAGAAGCTTTGCAATCTGAGGAAGTCCGTGCCGATAGACAAATTGCAGAATATAGACATGGCGCGCAGCAAGCTGCTGGCGACATTTCTTTTGAACTGAGCTACTTGTCTTTTGACGACTTACTTGAAGCTTGCATGATGGGTTCATGGGTCCCACTAATTACCGCAGGACTGACCGCGTCAGTCAGCGCCGCCGTCGGGTCATTTGCCCGCGCAGCTGGCTCATTTATTACTGACGGCTTCACGGTCAACCAAGTCATTAGGACTTCACTGTGGACCAATGCAGGCAACAACGGGCGGTTCAGAATAACAGCTGTGGCAGCGTTGACCCTGACAGTGACGCCACTTGAAGGCCAGACAATGGCTGTGGAAGCTGCAGCAACCGGCAAGCTGATTGACTCAGCAAGAGCCACCTTAAAGGCTGGTATTACCCGGCGGTCATTCACAATCGAACGTAAGTTTGGTGATATTCAGTCCGCAGATAAGCCCTTCCACCGCTTCAAAGGTGTGGAGCTTAACAGCTTGAAGTTGCAGGTCAGTGCGAATAAAATTGTCACCGGCGCTTTTGGAGTATTGAGCCAAGGCTTGTCACTGGACACTATTCCCATTGTAGGCTCTACCTACAAGGCGGCCACTACAACTGGCGTCATGGATTCCTTTACAGGCACCTTGACAGAAGGCGGGTCGGCCATCGCGGTTGTCACTGAGATTCAGTTAACCCTTGAGAACGGCCTAGAAGCCCGCTATGTTGTCGGGTCCAAACAGACTATCTTGCCATCAGTCAAGCGCTCAAATTGCAATGGACAAGTCACTGTGTTCTTCGAAAATAGCGCCTTGCTTGAGAAGTTCATCAACGAGACAGAATCAAGCATCGCCTTTGATACGCCTGACACTGCTGGCAACATTTACACTTGGACCATCCCGCGGCTGAAGTTCAACGGCGGTCAACCGGATGTGAAGGGCGATGGCCCAATCACTTTAGGCATTCCGTTCCAAGCTTTGTTGGATTCCGTAACAAGCACTAACTTGTCAATTGAAAGGAAACCAATCTAATGGCTGCTACTACTGAGACCGTGCTTGCTGAAGGCATGAACGCTTTTTTAACTCGTGGGCCTGCTAACGATGGCATTGAATTGCCATTGTACACGCCCGACGGCAATAAGTCTGAACATTGGGTGCGGATATTGGGGGTTGACTCGGACAAGTTCCGGACAGCTGACGCCGCAAGCAAGCGTGAAATGATTAAAGCTGTTGGCGAGAACATGGGCAAAGACTTTGACCTTAACCAGGCAGTTAATGACATAAAACGGCGCCTTATAGCCACCTTAGTCATTGCCTGGTCTTTTCCGCAAGAGTGCACACCTGAAAATGTGGAGGCTTTCTTCAAAGAAGCCCCACAGATTATGGACTCCATTGACCAGGCTGCTGGTAAGCGTGCACTTTTTTTTCAAGCCAGGTCAAGCAGTTAGCACTTTATGCGGAGGCTCAATTTGCGCTTGACCGCATACCCGCAGGGTCTAAACAGACTCTGCGGGATTCTCTTATACAAGTCTGGAAGACGACAAAGAGACAACCACAGCAGCTTGCCGATGCGCCAGAATTGCCCGACTGTGTTGGGTACTTATGGGAGTATTGGCGAGAGGTCTTTACTGGAGACCAACTAACCTTCTGCGAGATGCAAGCCTGGTCGAACATGACTGGAAAAAGCGTAGTAGGCTGGGAAGCCGAGGTAATCAAATCAATTGACAGGATTTATTGGAAGGTGAAATATGCCAACAACTGATGTAGCAAGCTTAGCCATTAGGGTTGAGTCCGTACAGGTCCAGCAGGCCTCCAATAACCTACACGGGCTAGCTAACGCAGGAGCTTCCGCAGAGCGGGCTTCTAGCGGGCTAGTGTCCACTATCAAAGGCCTACTAGGCCCTTTGCTTGCCGTTGGTTCGGCGGCTGCGGGCTTATCTAAACTAGTTAGCGTTCAACGAGAGTTTGACGTACTCAATGCCGGGCTTATAACAGCCACTGGCAGCACTGAAAAAGCCGCACAAGCTTTTGACGCTCTAACGCAATTTGCTGCCAAAACTCCTTACGACCTCAACCAAGCGGTTGAAGGCTTTACCAAACTTGTCAACTTAGGCTTGACACCTTCCGAGCGTGCCCTAACCTCCTACGGCAACACAGCATCGTCAATGGGCAATAGCCTTAATGACATGATTGAAGCTGTGGCAGATGCGGCCACTGGTGAATTTGAACGGCTCGAAGAGTTCGGCATAAAGGCCAAGCAAAACGGGGACGAGGTAGCGCTAACCTTCAGAGGCACCACAACCACCATAGGCAACAACGCTGCTGAGATTGAGGGCTACTTAACTAAACTGGGTGAGAATCAATTTGCTGGTGCCATGGCAGCACGCATGGACACCTTGGATGGAGTTATCTCAAACCTAGGCGATACTTGGGATGGGCTTTTTCGCAAGGTGAATGAAGCCGGCGTGGGCGATGTCATGAAGGACGGTGTGAAGCTTGCCACGGCAGCTTTGCAAGAGCTAACTGACATGGTAGCATCAGGGCAGCTTGAAGGCTACATCAAAGCCATAGGTGTCCAGTTTGACGGCTTTGGGGCTGATGTCAAGCAGACCATTCAAATAGTATCGCAATTCATTAAAGAGAACTTCGGACAATGGAAAGACGAGGGCGGCAGCGTTGTAGACTTCTTAATTGAGGCCTTCAAAGGTATACCATCCAACATTCGTGCGCTGATACAACTAGCCGCTGTCGAGTTCGCTTCAGGCCTTGACATTATGAAGGCAGACGCTATCCACTGGCGTGATTCAGTGGCTGCCATATTCACTTCTGACACTATCCAAGGTGCAGCAGACCGGTATGCCGCAGCCATTAAGACAGCACAGACGGCCCGGCTAGGGTCCATTGATTCCATACTGTTTGAGCGTGACACGGCCCTTAAAGCTTCAGCTGACCAGGTAGCCGCTGCGGACAATTTACGCAAAACCTATGACGAAGCTAATGCTGCTAAAGCTAAAGCTGCAGCAGGCGTAGATGCTTTGGCACAATACGCCGTTGGGGCTAAGGCACCGGCTGCCGCAAGTGACGGAGCTGACAAGACTGCTAAGGCTGCGGCTAAAAAAGCTGAGTCCGCTAAAAAACAACAAGAACGAGAGTACGCTTCACTTGTTGACTCATTGCAGACTGAAGAAGAGGCCATAAATTCTTCCTATGATAAGCGCTTGCGCATTATCCAAAAGAATACACAAGCCGAGTCAGCTGAACGTGCCGCGATGATTAGCCGGCTTGATTCTGAGCGGTCTGACCAGCTCGAAAAACTAGCTAAGGAAAAAGGCGCTGACCTTGAAAACTTGCGGAAATCTTTGCGTACTGAAGAGCAGATCATACAAGAATCATACGACGCTAGGCTTGAGATTATACGGGCCAACACTGAGCTAGGCTCCACTCTACGGACTGACTTGGAAGCTAAGGCCCAAGAGAACCGGCAGACTGCCCTAGGCGACTTGGAGAAGCAGAAACAGTCTGAGCGTGACAACCTATATTCCGGGCTGTTGACAGAGGAAGAGCTTTTGCAGCAGTCGTATGACCGCAAAAAAGAGCTGATTCTTGCCAGTGAAGAAGTCACAGAGACCGAGCGCCAAGCCCTGTTAGGTAAGCTGAAAGACGGTTTTGATAAGGCACAAGCTGCTGCGGATACCAAGCGAATCCAAAGCCAACTCAATAACGCGTCGGCACTGTTTGGTGGCATGGCAGACCTAGCAAAGAACTTTGCTGGTGAGCAATCAGATACCTATAAGGCACTATTCGCCGTGAGCAAGGCTTTTGCCATCGCAAGCGCCTTGATTGCCATGCAACAGAATATAGCTGAGGCTTCTAAGGCAGGCTTCCCGTACAACATTCCAATGATTGCCGCTGCAGCTGCTCAGGGTGCCATTAATATCTCAAATGTGTCGGGGGTTAACTTCTCTGGGGCACATGATAAAGGTGGCAACATCCCAGCCGGCAAAATAGGCCTAGTCGGTGAGTACGGCCCTGAGTTTGTACGAGGCCCGGCTTCTGTGACTGGCCGCGAAGTAACTGACCGCATTCTAAATGACAAGACTGCTGGGCAGAACCAGCAGCAGCCTCAAGCCGTGCCTAACTTCAAAGTGGTCAATGTATTAGACCCATCAATAGTTGGGGACTACTTGGACACTGAGCACGGTGAACGTTTGGTGGTCAACATAATGAATAAAAACCGCCGAGAACTTGGCTTTTAACCTAGGATTGAACTAATGGCTAACGAAGTGGGAACAGCTTCCAATATGGAAGACCTTTTTGGCAAAATAATAACCTTCTTGACCACTAATGCAACCCTGGTTGGCACTGGTCAAGCGTGGATTCCTTTATATGTCAAGCGGGATAACTTGCTGGCTTCCACCACTAATATGGTGGAGCCTACTCTTGACACAGACCGCAAAACATACCACACTTATAGGAATGACCCGCGGACGCTGAACACTGACAACGAGACAACTTCTAAGCTCGCTGCCTTCAAAGCTACTTGCGTGCTAAATACAAGCTTTGTGTCTATGCAATTGAGAGTGGCTAAAAGTGTTCTGACTGTACGGGTCAGAGCTCCACAGAGTACCACTGATTTGAGTACCATGTTGCGCAACTTCAAGCTGCAGTATTCAGACAATGGTACAACTTGGACTGACGCCTTAAGTGTCACTACGGCGGCAGTTTTTACAGCAGGTGAATGGCGAGACTATGCCCTGTCTAGTGTCGGTTCCCATGAATACTGGCGTATCCTGGTCGTGTCTGTACAGTCCGGCACAACGTCTGTCACTTGGGCTAGCCTGCAGCTGGTTGCTTCTGATGGCACCGTGGCCAACCAGTTTGGCAGTGAAGCCATCCTTAAGGGCGTCGGCCAAGGTGGTACTGACGAGATTTTTGTAGGCATTAGAAGTGAGTATGATGCTTTTTATGGCTGGTACAACCTATTCTTGAATGGTTATAGCGGGTATGACTCCAATGAAAAGTCTTGGTTTAAACAGCCTGGCGCTATACCGGGGTATGAGGTAACCAACGGCCTCAACGTGCCCATGGTGCCTACCTGGAATGCCTCAATACCCTATTGGTTTGTGGCGTCTGGCAGAAGTTTCCGCTTTGCGCTAAAAATCTCAACTACCTATGAAGCTGGCTATTTAGGGCTTATTTTACCGTATGCCTCCCCGGGCCAATACCCTTACCCTTTAGCTGTAGGCGGGTCAATGGTGCCAACTAACACCACGCGCGGCACAAACTGGGTTTATTCTTATGCTAGCTACCAGCATGGGGTCTATTCAATGCCTGGGTGTGGCGCGGTGCCTACAGTTGACTATGTGGACTGTACGTTGTACTTGCGCCAACCTGACGCTGTTTGGGCCGGCTATGGCAACCGGCCAAGCTCCACGAGTAACCCAGAAACAGTCGTTGGCCTCAATACTGGTAACACTGCGCCCTACTTAACAACCGGGGCTCTTAGGGCTGTATGGCCACATTGTATGAGCGACCAGCAAGCCGTAGGCAAACGCCCTTATAGGGACTGCCAAGGCGGCGGGTATGTGTTCCAGTCTTGTATACTGGCGCAACGCCTGCCTTATACTGCAGTCTTCGGGGAGCTGGAGGGCACTTATTCTGTGTCAGGCTTTTCTAACGCCTCAGAAAATACATCGGTTGTTGGTGGCAAAACCTACGTGGTTTTTCAAGGCGCTTACCGTACGTCTGTCCAAGACTATTGGGCTCTTTCGCTAGACTAATCAGGATAAAACCATGGCCGTATATGAAACAGGGTCTGCTAGCGCCCTCAATGATTTGCTTGACAAGTTCTATATTTTTGCAGGCACACAAGGCTGGACTATTGACAGCAAAACTGCCAACTCAATGACTCTGCATAAAGGCTCTGCATTCTTCAGCTTGCGCATGTTCACCAATGAAACAGCTGTCATTAACGGAGGTTCTGCAGCTTCTAAGTACGGCATAGGCGTCAGCGGCTCAGACAGTTATAATGGCGCAGTTGCTTGGGACTTACAACCAGGCCACCCCACCAGAGGCTCATCTACTGGCGGCATACAAGGCCACGCGTTCATGCCACTTGTGACTGCCTTGCCGCCTTTTCCAGCTTACCACTTTTTTGCGCCAGATTCTAAGACCTTGTATTGTGAGCTTGAAATTAGGACAGGCGTCTTTAAGCGTTTTGGCTTTGGCTCAATGGATTTGTTCAGCAGCTCAGCGCCAGGCAGTGGCCGATTTTTCTATGCTACTGGTGGCAAGCACGTGACCAATGCCACCACAGGCTCTGTCTGGCTCGGGGAGGATATGGACTTAGGGTCACGCGCCTTAGAGTTAGTGCCTTTCAGATTCGGGGACATAGCAGCAGCTAACGGTGGGCAAGGGTCTTTTGTGCGGGTGGCGTCTGGCTCGTTCGATAATTGGGCTTGCTCCGGCTGGGCTGGCGATACAAACTACCAAGCCATGTCTTGCGCTGGTGGAGGTATGCACGACAAACCTTTGCGGGAACTGGCTAAGAACCCGCTAAACAATATGGTGGTCTTGCTGCCCAATATCGTTTCGTTGAATATATCCAACACTTACCTAAGCCCGATAGGCGTAGTGCCGGGTATACGGTACATGGACATGACAAACTACATTCCAGGCCAAGAGTTCACGCTAGGGTCTGACACGTGGAAAGTCTTCCCATGGTATCAGCAAGGTGGCTTGAGTGCTCAACGCGGTATAGCTTACAAGAAGGCATAATATGAGCGTTATTGTTGGGTATGTTCTACCAGGCATAGGCTATATGCAAGTAGTAGGGCCCGATTTTGTCGACGCCTTGACCACTTTGACCTTCCAGCGCCTTACACCGCCAAAGGTTGGACTGTTCCTGCCTGAAGTGGCGGCGTATGGCGACATGGTTTCCCAGTTACCTATTGCTGAAATACCAGAAGCCCTCACTTTCTACCGAGCGCCTTCGTTCCTAGAAGACTGGTATTATAGAGTGCATATCTGGCCCAGCGAAGTCAACTTGGGCAACCTGCTGTCGTCGCAGACTAAGACTTTAGAAGTGTGGAATGCGCATTTTGAAGGCATAACTTTGCTGGACATTCAGACGGTAGACCTTGACGGCCTAACGTTGACAGAGCCCTTCCCGGCGCCGACTGTTTTCATTGCCCTTGAAGCTAGAATCTACACAGTCAACATTTCGGTCAATGGTTCACCAGTGCTTGATGGCTCGTATGTGTTTGACTTTGGAACTGAGTTGCCTTCTGTGCATTTCACCGGTCGGCGTGTCACTATCTGGCCTTTTGTGCCTCAAACAAAGATTAGGGAGTCGCTTGAATGGCAGACAGATATTGTGCCCTCATATAACACCGAGCAGCGCATAGCCTTACGCCAAGCACCTAGACAGAGCTTCCAATACAATTTCCAGTTCACGCCATTGCAATACTCTAAAGCTAAAGCCATTTCTACACAATGGGCGCATCGGGTTTATGGTATGCCAGTATGGACAGAAGCGGTGTTTATCGGGGCCCTTACTGCTGGTGTCACTGTGTTGACATACGACACGACTGATGCAGACTTTAGGGCTAATGACATTATCATTGTCTGGGAGAGTGACACAAAGAACGAGGCCATTGAAACGCTGGCAATGACTAGCGCCACAATGGCCCTAAAAATAGGCCTAACCCAGAGCTACACTAGCGCCTATGTGATTCCTATACGATACGCTAGAACCCTGGCCGGAACTGAGTTTGGCCGGTCCGCAAATCCCATATCAACGGGCAAGATGACTTTCCTAGTGACCAACAACCTTGATTTTGGTGCCGATATAGGCTTTCCCACTTATAGGGGCCTTGAGGTTATGCTTGACAGGTCCATAGTTGTTGGCAACTTGCAAGAGAAAATAATGAAGCCCATTGATGTTTTCGACAATGGGTCTGGGGTGTTTGACGTTGACCAGACACAAAGCTTTATGACTAGAAGCGAAACCATAGCCTTAGACGCCTTGGACCGTGCAAGTGCCTGGAGGATGCGAAAATGGCTACATTATCGCCGAGGCAAACAAAAATCTTTCTGGCTACCCAGTTGGAATAACGACTTAGCTATTCTGCAAGATTTAAGTGCCTCATCAACAGGGCTTATTGTGTCGCCTATTGGCTACCCGCTATTCTACTCAACTACAGACATAATGATTCTGCTTAAGTCTGGGGTTAAGTATTACCGGCGCATACTGAGTGGCGTCACGCAGATTGATGGCAACGAAGCCCTAAGCATGGACTCGGCCATGGGCGTCACACTCAACATTGTGGACATTGATATGGTCTGCTTCATGAAGCATGTGCGGCTGGACACTGACCGGGTGGACCTGATTCATGATTACGCCAGCCGAGTCACAGCCTCGATGCTGGTTACTGAAACCCCTGAGGGAGCTTAAGCGTGGCCTATTTAACTGCTGAAAAATCTCTGCAGTCTGGAACTCCTATAGAGCTCTACGAATTTATGCAGGACGGTGTGCGGTGGACTTTTGCAAGCTGCGCCTACGATGTCATAAGGCTGGGGCAGACCTATAAGGCGTCTAGTGTAGGCCGTAGTGCCTTGCGCCAAACCACTGACCCATTCAAAGGCTCCATGACGTTTACCTTCCCGCGGCTTAGCGAGTTTGCCATGGAGTTCTTAGGTGTCACGCCTGAATCGCCCACAATTATCACAATATACCGTGGTCATGCAGGCGATGTAGACAGTGAGTTTATCACATACTGGAAAGGCCGGGTGATGAGCGCCAAAGCAGCGGACTCAAAAATAGAGCTGGCCTGTGAGTCCATCTTTACTTCCATGCGCCGCATCGGGTTGCGGGCTAAATTCGAGACCAGTTGTAGGCGCACCCTGTACGGCATAGGCTGCAATGTCAACCGAGAACTATACCGCTTGGACGGCACCATCTCAACAGTCACCGGCACAGTATTGACAATTGACGGGCTGACGACCGGCCCATTGTCGGGGTGGTTTACTGGCGGGCTAGTCTACGCTTCTGATGGGACTTCACGCTTTATCATTGCGCACGACCGCACAGCTGGGACAATCACTATTGCCAGGCCACTTTTTGGGCTTCGGGTCACAACGGTTGCGCGTATGTATCCCGGATGCAACCATCTACGGGGTACTTGTGACTCGAAATTCAGTAACATATTAAACTTTGGCGGGTTTCCGTGGATTCCAACACGCAACCCGCTGGGTGGCAGCTCAATAACTTAATTGGAGGTTTACCATGTGGATTGTATTGATCCTACTGGTTATTTTAACGGCGGTGGCGTATTTGATGATGCCAAGTGCTAAAGTACAGGACCAAAAAGCTGCAGGCATAAATGACCTGCAAGGGCCGACAGCTGAGATAGGGCGTTCTATACCAGTGCTTTTTGGTGAGCGAGACCTTAACGGCCCGAACTCCTGTTGGTATGGAGACTTCCGGGCTGTGCCTATTAAATCGTCTGGCGGTAAGAAGTAAGCCATGGCCGATTCAGCCCCTGAAATTGACCTATCTACCCTCATCATACGTAGGTCTGATGCGCGTAGGTTTTTCTATTGCAAGGACGGCATGCAAATGTTTGCTGACCGGTATGCTCTGGACTATGAGAGGTTTCTAGCCCAAGGCATTCCAGCGCAAGAACTGCTTGACACAAACGACGCGCTGGCTTCGCTAGTGGTTAATGATAAAATCCTTAGGGAGCTAAACAAATGAGCGGCGGCGGGTCAAAACAGACTATCGGATTCAAATACTACTTGGGCTTGCATGCAGTTTTTTGCCATGGCCCGGTGGACGATGTAACGCGCATTACTTTTGACGACAAGGAAGCTTGGGCAGGTTCAGCCGCCGGGCTTCCTGGTGGGCGCATAACCGTGGACGCCCCGGAGTTGTTCGGTGGGCAAAGCCGTGAAGGCGGTGTCGGTGGTTTTGTCGATGTGCTCTTTGGTGGACCAACCCAAGGCCTGAACGACTACTTAGTGGGTGTGCTGGGCTCCACCTTGCTGCCAGCCTATCGCGGCGTCCTTTCCCTCATATTCAACAAGTTTTATTTTGGCAATAACCCATACTTTAAAAAGATGGGCATTAGGGCCATACGCACAAACATTCGCACTGACGGTACGCCTCAATGGTACCTAGCCAAAGCCCGTATAGGCAGAGACATGAACCCGGCGCATATTGTCAGGGAATGTTTGATAGACCAAGAATGGGGCATGGGCCAAGTTGACATAGACATGGGTGATTCTTTTACAGCCTGCGCAGATACGTTGTACAATGAAGGGTTTGGCCTATCATTTGTGTGGACTAAAGAAAAAGACGTGGAGGAAGTCATAACCTTAATTTTAAGGCATATTGATGGCTCAGTCTATGTAGACCGATTCACTGGTAAATTTGAGATGGCGCTTGCCCGAGGGGGGTACGATGTCGAGCTGTTGCCGGTGCTAGACGAAAATTCTATTGACAAGGTGCCTGAGTACAAGAAGAGTACTGTTTCCGAGTTAACAAACCAAGTCACGGTGGTATATTGGGATAAAAGCATAAGCAAAAACAACTCGACAACGGTGCAGGATATTGCTTTGCAGATTCAGCAAGGCACAACCATTGGGGCAACTGTCCAATGCCCCGCCATAACGCATGGCGACTTGGCTGCTAGGGTTGCTGCCCGCGAGCTCAAAGTGATGTCGTCACCCCTAGCCAGTGTGTCCTTGCATGTTAACCGCAATGCTGTCACGCTAAATATAGGCAGCGTCTTTGTCATGAACTGGTCTGAGCTCAATATAGCTGGCGTGGTCTTCCGTGTGACTAGTATGGACTTGGGCACACTGACGAAAGGGCGTGTCACCGTTAATGCCGTAGAGGACTATTTTTCGCTGTCTGATGCTGTCTATTCAGCCCCGCCAGATACCGCATGGACAGACCCCATTGGCCCACCAAATCCTGTGCCCTATAGATTTGTCTGCGAAGCGCCTTACTACTTAGTCGCCCGCTGGCTTGGTGACACATCAGCCCGCCAGCTATCTGCTGATGCAGCGTATGTAATACTGGCCGGAAGCTACCCAGGCAACGGTGCCTACTTGGCTAAAGCCATGGTGGCTGAAGGTGGTTCTACTTTCCCATATTCTGAAGTAGGCCAAGTTAGCTTTGTGGGAACAGCTGTAATTGCGGTAGACTATGGCCCCGGCGATACAGTCTTGACAATCACGGGCGGCCAGGATTTAGACCTTGCCAAACCCGGAGACATAGGCTGCTTTGGTTATGGCGCTATAAATATGTATGGTGTAGAACATGAATTTTTCCAGCTAGTAACCATCTCAAGCACATCAATCACAGTTAAGCGTGGCATGTTAGACACTCCGCCATTGAGGATTCTGCCGTCTGGGATGCGTATCATGTTCTTGGGTGACTACTTGACAGGTATTGAAACCCAGTACCAGAGCGATGACATGCTAGCTGTCAAAATGCTGGCTGTTACCGGCAAAGGCACCTTAGACACAGTGTCAGCGCCTGTTGACTCCATAAGCATGACGTCCAGAATGGCTGCACCCAACCCGCCCGGCAAGTTGCAGGTGCTAGGGGTGTCCTACCCCACAGTGGCTATTGTGCGCTATCCGATTATAACATGGAAGCATAGGGATAGGCTATTGCAGACTGGCCCAACTTTGGTAGACCAGTTCGCTGACGATATTGGGCCAGAGCCTGGTACCACCTACACTGCTTTCCTGCGTGACGGCGCCACCGAGGTTATACTACAGTCAGACTACGAGTTAACAGCTGCCTCAATAACATACCCTGAGGGGCTTATAAAAGACAAGACTTCTCTGCGGTTCCAGCTGGAAACGCATGCAAGCTCTGGGAGTTATAGCAGACTCCACGATTTTACGTTTCCAAGCAACATAGTTGATGGGCCAGACCTGTATGTGGGCGGTACGTACGCCGATGACTTAAGCGCCACACCATCCACCTTAGCTGTGCCTGTTGGGGCCACTACAGGCGACCTAATGATTCTCGTTATGCACGGCAGAGCTGATAGGTCGTTCATTGCAAATGCAGGCTGGACTGTATTGCAGAACAAGACTATTCCAGCATCTGGGGCTACTCCAGCAGACCTGTATTCTAGGACACTCATATTGTCAAAAGCCTATGCTGGCGAAACAACTGTGGATGCTGAGCAGTCCCCAGCTGCTGCCTATTCGGCAGCCCTGATTGTTGTGCGTGGCGCCATATCTGCTACGCCAGCGCAGGCTTTAGTTGATGGGCGCACCGCTACGTACACCAGGAATGAGAACAGCTCAGCTTCGATGGTGCTAGCTATAATGCTTGAGGCACAGACTGACAAAGTGACGCCGTATGTGTGGAATGACAGCAATATTCAACGCGGCATAGCAAAGCATGACGGGGCCTTGATACCGCCATCGTCACCGCCCGCATCTAGCATATCTTACTACTATTCTATAATCGTTGCCACCAGACGATTGGGAGGCGCAGGCGCTTCCTACACAATAGCGCCAACTACTGGTGGGGTTGGCAATGCCGCAATCTGGAGAGCAGAAATAACATGAACGATGACCCCAACAACTTAACCAACCCCAGCCGAAACCCTGAGGGGTCAAGCTGGTCCGTCCGCCGCAAATTCATGTTTGCTGTGACTGCCTTCAGTATGGCAGTTGTGGCGTATGTGTTATGGGCTGATAAAACCTCAACAGTGGCCGATACTGCAGTAAGTTGGGCCTTTATAACCATGCTTAGTATTGTCGGCGCGTATGTGTTTGGCGCCTCATGGGAAGACTTGAGCATGGCAAAAATAAAGAACTCAGCCACTGAAATAGCTGCCCGGTTCATAAACAAACAATCTGGTGACAACTAATGAAAGCGTATTATTTAGGCACAGCTTCAAATGCGGCGCTTGTCGGGGTGCATCCAGACTTGCGCAAAGTAATCGTGAGAGCCATATCCTTATCTGAAGTTGATTTTAGAGTGGTGGAAGGCTTACGCACACTGGCCCGCCAAAAGACTTTGGTGGCTAAAGGGGCTAGTAAGACACTGGCCTCAAGGCACCTAGTAGGCAAAGACGAGTACGGCCATGCGTCTGACCTTGTGCCGCTAATTGACTTTGATGGTGACGGCAGGGCGGAGCTGCGTTGGGACTGGTCCCTGTGCTACAAGGTGGCAGCGGCTATGCGTCAAGCCAGCATAGACCTAGGCATTCCCATAAGATGGGGCGGCGTTTGGGACAAGCAACTGTCTGACTTGGGTGAGGACATTCCAAAGGCAGTTGCAGCATACTCCGCTAGGCGACATGCAATGGGTAAATCAGCCTTTTTAGATGGGCCGCATTTTGAATTGCCCGCCGCATTATATCCATAAGCACTGGTGTTGCTAAGTTCAATCCGTAGTATAATTTGTTTCGTGGTGTCAAGCACCACATCAACCTAACCTTTAATTTTACAGGATTTATACCTATGAAAAAGTTGCTGACTTCTTTGGCCTTTGTTGTTATGGCTGCCTCATCTCTTATGGTTTCTGGCACTGCTTCGGCTGCTGACGCTGAAAAAGTCTATAACTACGGTGGTCACTCGTATCAGTTCTTCTACACTGACCCAAAAACTACCGGCCAAGCTAAAAACTTTTGTGTTGCCATTGGTGCGACTTTGCCAGTGCCTAACTCTGCCGGCGAGTACGATTTTTTGCGTAGCCGCTTGACTGCAGCTGTAAACAATTCAGGCTATGGCATCAGTGATATTGTGACAGGTATCTATATTGGTGCTAACGGCATCCACACTGACTACCCTGCGCATTATCCCGGTGTTATGTTAACAGCTAACTACTCCACGTTGACTGGTGAAGCTGTCACAATGACTGGTACTTGGGGCGTAGATGCTAATACCCAGTTTTTGAATAGCCCTTATGGTTATCTGAATTATATGGTTATCAATGCCAACAGCTCTAATTCTTTTGTAGGCGACGGCGGTACAGGCGCCACCCATACTGGCGTCATGTGTGAATGGAACCATTTGCTTAACTAATCCTATGCGGTTTACGCCGCGTCAGTGATTAGCTAAAATAGCCCGAGCGCATAAAAAGCTGCTCGGGTTTTTTAGTATTTGTGACTTTTAGAGAGGGTTAGGCTATGCCAGGCGAACACGATACAGATCCAGAACACGAACGCCGTCGGCTGCATGAATTGAGCTCATACGAGTCCAAGGCGTTAATAAGGGCTGTCGTCAAAGAGACTTTCTTGATGCTAGGCTTAGAAGTGGACGACCCGATTGAGATGCAGAGAGACTTCCAGCATTTGAGGGACTGGCGAACGACGTCAGACAGCATCAAGGCCAAGAGCATAACGGCCGTGGTCGGCATTCTGGCTTCCGGGTTGCTAGCCGCTGCGTGGCTAGGACTTAAAGAATCGCTAGGATTGAAGCGTTAAAGATTTTAGGTGAGGATGTGGGTAAGGCCAGCCGCTTTAGGGGTTTCTAAGGCGGCTTTTTTTTACGCGCTTGGCGGTACGTCAGCGGGGGATATAAAGCCCGGAGTGCCGAAGGCATCTAGGTTGATACCATGGCGGCGAGCCAGCATGGATAGGAAGTTGCTTGCGGGGTCTATCGTCTTCAAGACTTCTTGAATCATTTGTGCGTACTTCAAGCGCATTTCGTTGGCTTCCACATACGCAATGGCTAGTCTTATGCACTCGTCGCGGTCCATAGTGACGTACAGATCGTGCTCATTGCGTAGGCGCATAGAGCCAATGGTTTCCGGGTCTATGTCTTGCTTGCGTTTGGGCCCTTGTGGAAAGAAGCCATCCAAAGCGTTTATCAATACTTCGCCCGTGCTTCTAACAACTTTTAAGTCTGGCGGTAATTTATTCGGCATCATAATCTCCAATAAGTAGCGTGGCTGATTGCTGTGCTTGCTTAGCCCTTGCGCGCATGTCGTCAGCAATAGGTTTTAGCATTGCCGGGGCAACGATAAGGCCTAGCGCAAGCAACAATAGGTAAGCAAGCAAAGCTTTCACTTCAGTAATCCTCAAGCGGTGTTATTTCTAGGGTCATAAGTTTTAAAACTGTCTATATAGGCTGCATAGCTTGCCATAGGTCCGTGGAGCTTTGGGCAACTGACGTCAGGACTGCCTCCGTTTTCCGACTCCAAAAACTCAACATCTATCAGCTGCCCGCCACATTGCGGGCAAATAGGTTGTGACAGCCCGTGGTCGTCAAAGTCTTCAGTAGCTATGGCTGTGTCGTTATAGCAGAAGTTTGCACAGCCCATACACTGGTATTCTATGAAGTCCCTAGCCATTAGCTCAGTCCCAAGTAACTTGCAAGTTGACGGTGCCGGATAGGCTACAGATTGCCTTGACGTCTTTGCCCGCATCAATCGCAGAAGCTATCAGGGTGTTGTCGGCTTTTGGAATGTAACCTATATGCTTGCCTAGGCACAGCACTTTAATGGCGTTGCCATTGGGTTCAAACGGGTTTTCAGGTTCACGCTCAAGTGTCAGGCGGTCATAGGCTTTGAGGGCCAAAATGACCACCCTAGAACCAGGGCGGTAAGCTGAACCAGTGATAAAGGTATTTGTCTGGCTCATTGGTGTACTCCTTAGTAATTAGTTATTTTTTAACAGATGGAGCCCGTGGGCGGATAGGCAATTGGGTTCCAAGGTCTTTCATGTGGGCAGCATACCAGCGCAAGCACTTCACTGAAGTGTTGCTATCTGGATAGGCTAGTTTAACTCGAGCCAACATTTCAGGGTACGTGTAGCCCACATCTTTGTTGTCACTATTTACATAGGCCACTTCCATCAGAAGCTCTTCACAAATCTTTTTGGCCCATGCTTTTTTATCAAGCTGTGAAAGGTCTTTAGGTAAGGCAGGCAGATTGACTGGTTTCAAGTCTTTTTTAGCTGCTGCTTTTTTAGCTGCTGCAGTTGGTACAGCTTTATCCGCACTCAAGCCAGCCATTTTAGCTAGCATGTTGCCTAAGCTTGCAGGGTTGCTAGAGTATGCTTTGGCGGCTTTAGTGTCCTCATCATCTTCAGGCTCAACAGTAACTTCAGGCTCAGCAGTAACTTCAGGCTCAACAGTAACTTCAGGCTCAGCAGTAACTTCAGGCTCAGCAGTAACTTCAGGCTCAGCAGTAACTTCAGGCTCAGCAGTAACTTCAGGCTCAGCAACCGGCGCCAATCTCAGGGCCCAGTCATCGTGGAATCTGTCGCTAAGCGAGAAGTCTTCAATTGAAGCTTCTAAAGCTTCTATGCGGGCAATTATTTTTGCTTTAGATGAAAAGGTGTTGCTTAACGCTGGAGTCACTTGGAAGGTATTATGAATTTCAACAAGTTTCTTCATTGGTAAGGTATTCAAGGCAATCATAGTCATGGTCATTCTCCAGTAGAGTGGTTTTGCTTATCCGACATTCTGCAGTTTTTGCAGATGATGGGGCTATTATACACAGTTGACTGGAGAATGGAGCCCCCTCATGAAAATAATTTCAGTTTATTTTTTGCGTGCTGGTTACCTTGGCTAGAAAGTCTTGCGCTGTATGCCTTGGAGGCAGTACAGCTAGCCCAGACAAAAAGTCTTCGGTGCACTGCTTCATGTCCTGAGCGTCCTTAACGCAAGCAATGTTGCTACCTGAAAGCAAATACCGGCGTATATCTGACGCCTTGCCGACGCGTATATAAAGCCATGTGTTGCCTTTAGCCTTCAGGCGTTTATGGTGCCATGCCACTTGAGAATCCCGGACCTCAAAGACTAGCGGCCCGTTACGCACTGGCCGATTGCATCCCTTAAGCTCAACCTCAAAATATACGCCATTATAACAGCCGTCCATATCAGGGTCCCCATTGCCCACCCTGTTTTCTACGCGCCGCATGTGCAAGCCTTTGGCACCTTTAAGACCTGCTTTAATCCAGGTCCATAGATTTACCTCCCGGGCCATATTTGCCCCGCAGTGTAAAAGTGTATTTTATGCTCAGGGCAACCAGGCACGACCAGGGACATGAACGGGCTGCTAGGAATAAATTCAATTAGATTAGTCAGTGGGATACCTTGCCCAACTTTGGCCGGTACCACGCTAAGCACAACCTGGTCAACCATACCACGTTGGAAAGCTTCGCGGGCTATAGATGGCCCGCCAATAAGCCAAGCGCCATCGTACTTAATAAAGGCGTTGTGCAAGGTCATACTGCCGGGCTTGTCTTGTCGTGATATTGGTATGACTTGGCGGCCGGTTAGGGGTGGCAAAGACGCAGCAGTGTTAGAGCCAGCTAAGATAGGCAGCGAGCTGCTAAGTGTCAGCAGCTTGAATACAAATTTGTCCATGGGGCCAGTCCAAGACATGGTGTCCACGCCTGTGCGCTGGGGTTGTTTTTCAATTGTTTCTGAGGCGCCTAGCCCTGTGAATGTGTCCTTAGACAGAAACCCGTCTGCAGATACCGCAAGCAATAATTTAAGCATGGTTGGGCCTCATAGTAACTTCTAAATTGTTGTGATTGAATAGCCACAGGGCTTCACGCCATAGGCCGCCCCACGTTGGGTGCTCAAAATCTGGTTCAGGCGCCACCAGTCTTGAAACAGCGCCAGACTGTAGAATCTCAGCGGCGCATTTGTAGCAAGGGAACCTGGTCACGTACATAGTGCCGTTGAAAATAGGGGAGGCAGTTTGCTTAAGGCAGTTAACTTCAGCATGCACCATGTTAGCCAGCTTAAAAGGTTTATTTTCTAGGTTGGCTTTGGTGTCAGGTATATGGCTAGGGAAGCCATTGAACCCGAAGGACAGGTAGCGCTTGTTAGGCGCTACCAGTACAGCCCCGACTTTTCGGTTGGGGTCTTTTGACATGTTGGACACGCTAACCGCTAGAAGCATAAAAAAGTCATCCCATTCTTGAGGTGTTCTAGTTATGCGTTCCATGGTTGTTCCTACTTGACTATTTTGGGCTTAGGGTTATACTCGGGCCAGATAATGTCTGGGTTGACTACTGCAGAACACGACGCCAGCACTGTAGTCATGTACTCATCTTTGAAGCCTTCAATATCTGTCAGCTGCCAATTAGGTAGCTTGACCTGAGGCACTACAGGCTCAAGGCCTTGCATGACATTGACAAAGTCCCAATGCGATTCATATAAGTGCAGATTAGCCATTGTGGCTTGTAGAAAGCCTAGCTTAACGCCTAACTCAGCCGCTAAAGCATCTAGCAGGTAGGCAAAGCCCATGGTGTCATAAGGCAGGCCTACAAACAAATCAGACGACCGTATGAACAGGGACATGTGCAAATAGCCATCAGTGATGTTCAGGTTGAAAGCTGTTGGACACGGCACATTGCGCTGATGCTTTGCACCTAAGCCATCGGCCCCCGGGTCCCAACCTGATACATGTACCCGGCGGTCTGAGGCATCAGCACGTAGGGCTGCGATAGCGCAGGCTATCTGGTCCCGGCCAAAATGCTTGCGCCAGCGGTAGCCATACGCCGCATCGATAGTGCAGCCGTCGTCTTCCACAAACTCATTCCAAAACGGCGCAAAGTTTCTCAGCCACGTGACGTCTTTACTGCCTGAGATATACCAGGCCATTTCAGCTGCCGCAGCTTTAGGGTACGTCTTACGGGTGCCGATAAGTGGCACAAGCCCATCAGCTAGGTTCAGCCTGAAAGATGTCCCACCGTGGCCGACTTTGATTCGCTCACCTGTTCGGTCGTTGGTCTGAATAGGGCCAGCCATTACCCAAGCCAATAAGTTGGCATAGACTTCGTTAAAATTAAGCATTAGATGAAGCTCCGGCTTTAGCAGTGATGTTTTCTAGCTTGTCAGCTTGCATGGCGCAAGCGTAAAAGTCAGAGTAGTTGATAAGGTCAAGCACAGAGTCAAGCAGGCTTTCATGGTTGGGCGATTGGCCCGCAAGCATGCAATTAACTAGCGATTGTATTCTGAGCGATTTAGTGATAACCATGTGGGCGTAGCTCATGTGCCCGAAGGGGAAGTAGGCATCCCGGCCACCCAGCACATTGTTGTAATCATGGCCTTTAGTTTCCCGCAGCTTGGCTACGCGCTTAAGCGCTGGGCTTAGGTTCTGCCAAAAGTCAGCCATCTCAGCCATAGTGGTGTAGTTTAGCGGATTGAACTCAAGCAACCATGTATGGTCAGGCGCTTGCCAACCTTCAGGCTTGACGGCGTCATGGCCTTTTGAACCAGGGCGCTTGCTAAGCTCGCCTTGCTGTTTCTGCATATTGGCTTCGTGGACAGCTTCAAAGACTTCTTTTGCTGGCACACCCATTTGAACAAGCCGGCCTAGTGCAAAATAAATCAGGTCAATCATGGCGTCGGCCGCGCCATCAATGTTGTCTTCTAAAGTAGCTTGCTCGAATTCCTCGAGTTCTTCTTTCATAGCGTTGACTGACCACTCAAGGTCGTCTGAATCCAACACCGATGGCCGTATCGGGATAGGCAGGGCCGTCACTTTGTCATGAAAGTCCGCAACTTGGCTGAACATGTGGGCGACTAAGTTGGTGACTAGTTTACTGAATTTCGGTTGCATGGTCAAGGTTCCTGTATAGGATTAAAGAAAGTACATCATACACAACTTTGAGGCTAGTTGTCACCCTTGTTTGAGCGCACTCGTGAGATTTTAGGGCCGAAGACAGTATAGCCTTCAGGCACCAACAGCCGAGCGCTGACGCCGTCAGGGCTTAGCTCGTAGCCTAAGCCATTGTCTTGGTGAATAGTGAACAGGTGGGACAGCACTGCTGACCGGTTGAGCCCCAGCACGGCCATGGCTTCGGCTAAACTATACCAGCCGTTGAGGAACAGCTCAGCAACAGAAGACCGGCGGGTGGGGCTAGGTATTAGCTTAAGGGCTTCAGGCAGGATAGGCTTGCCATTGCCGCGGGTCTTAGCCACCGTAGGCTGACCGTCTTCACCGAGTGGCCTTTGTGGCTTTTCGGACCGTTCCGGCTCAACATACGCAAGCAAATCAAAGCCCTCCGGAATTAATAATCTGGCACAATTGCTTGTCAGCTCGTACCCTACGCCATGCTCTTTATTCAGCATGTACAAATGGCTCAGAACGCCTGACCGGGTCAGCTCAAGCCTAGCCATGGCTTCATGAATAGGCTGAAGCTCAGTAGATAAGAAGAACGCCGCAACTTCACCGCGCTTGCCTGAAGGCTTGCATGGCTTTAGGGCTTCAGGCACGATGGGCTTGCCGCCACGCTTAGCTTCATCAGGTATAGAGCCATCGATATTAGGCAATATTGGAGCATCTAAGAACTTAGGCACTGCCACCCCTAACTCAGTTAGCACCAACGCTGCTACGCCAAAGTCCCGTTGAAAGCCTAGCTCGTTGCATTCAGTCCACGCCTTAATGATACACTCGCCAAGACGCTCAGCCGGCAAGTCTTTATACTCAGCAGTTTTAAGCTCGCCGCACTTGTTGGTCACTTGGTAGGCATTGAGTGTGTAAGGGCAGAAGATGGTTGTTAGCTTGTCGCCTTGCAGAATCAATGCGTGGGAATAACCTGCGATGGCAGGGTCTCGGACTTCATAGCGGTGTTGCCAAAAGCTTGGAGCTTGCCCACGAACAAAGTAGATACGCGCAAAAAGTAGAGCCATTGTGAAACCTCATAAAGTGATAGGTAATAAAAAAGCGTCCTAACTAGGACGCTCTTAATATACTGAGTTGAGGGGCTAAAGTACAGCTTTATTTTAGCCCCATCATAAACAGTCTTATTTTTTAGCAGGTGCTTTTTCTTTCGCTTTGCCTTCTGCTTTGCCTTTAGCTGGTGCTTTGGCAGGCTCAGGAACGTCAGACTTAGCCGGTGCTTTAGGTGCTTCTGGTGCTTCTGGTGCTTTAGGAGTTTCAGCAGCAGCAGCTTTCTGTTTGGTGTCAGCTTCAGCAGCAGCTTTCTGTTTGGCTTCCTCAGCTGCCGCAGCTTTAGCGTCTGCTTTTTCCTGTGCTTTAGCAGCTTTTTTTGCGTCAGATTCAACTTTAGCTTTGGCTTTAGCTTCCAGCTTGGCAGCTGCTTTGGCTTCTTTAGTGGCCTTGTTAGCGTCAGCTTGCAAAGCACGTGCTGTTGGGACGTCTTCGCCGTTGTTGCGCAAGTTGTTGCGGTACCAGTTGACCGAGGCCATAGAAGTACGCGCTGTGGGGTATTCAACTTTGACTTTAGCCAACACAGTTTTGTTGTCAAAGCCTTCACGAATCAAGTTAGAAGCAAACTCGCCGATAGTTACCGCTTTGGCTTCAGGTTCAGCAGTGACAGCAGGGGCATCGGTAGCCGTGGCATCAATACCAGCGGCCGCGTCAGTTGCGGCGGATGCGTCAGCAGTACCAGCATCAGCAGCACCATCAATTGCAGGTGCATCGGTTGATGCTGTTGCGTCGGTTGCAGTTTGGGTTTCATTAGTTGCCTCGGTGACAGCAGTTGTGTCAGTTGCGTCAGTTGCAGTAGGTGCGGTAGGTGCATTAGGGTCGATAGTTTTCATGGTAGAATTCTCTAGTTAGTGGTTGGTTAATGTACTGCTGCTTTGGAACGCATCCAGTGACAACAAATATACTGTGCTCTGTATTGGTTGCCACCAGCGTTGTTGAATTAAATTAGCTGACTTCTTAGCATAGCCAGCACTTTGTCTTTAAAGCCTTGGCCTGTAAGCTCCTCAGCCACAGACCGTTTATTTGCTAGGGTGTTCAAGATGTACTCATCCACAGTGCCGGGCACCACAAAATCTGTGATGGTCACAGTCTTGCCACCAATCTGGGTTGCACGCTCGTTGGCTTGGTCCCGCTCAATTAAGTCAAAGGTGTGTGAGTACCAGATAATAGAATCCGCCACGGATAAGTCTAGACCCTGGCCGCCTGCTCTAGGTTGCCCCACAAATACTTTTATTGTTGGGATGTTGTTGAAGTCGTCAATGGCTTGCTGGCGCTTGGTCTGTGACAGTACCGCCCCATGGTATTCTACACACCGATAGCCCGCAGCGTTTATGCCTGCCACAACTCGTCGGATGTCTTCCCGAAACTTGCACCAGACAATGACTTTGCCCGGGGCGTTGGCTACCTCATCCAACAGCGCTAACATTCTGACGTCATCCTCAGGGTTCACTAGGTTATGCAAATCGCCCGCGCTATCGACTATAAAGCCGCTCAATACTTGCTGCAGTTTTATCAGTCTGGCACCACCTTCGTAGGCATCAATTTCCACACCATTTTCCAGCTCAAAAATCATGCTTTTCAGTAGGTCATTATAAGTGTTTGATAGCGGCAACGATAGCGAGATGGTTCTCTCTTCCATCAGCAGCTCAGGCATGTCGTCAACGTCTTTCCTCAGGACAACTGACGCCCACTTTGCCATGCTTGTCTGAAGTTCGTCTAGGTTGGCGTATTCGACAAGCTGTGGGTACTGATTGCCTGATTTAGTCCGCTTGGTTTCGTAGACTGCGAAATGTGCCTTGAAAGCATCAAACCGCTTGAAGCCTAGCGCTTCGTCTTCCAGTAGCTCAAACTGACTGAATGCGGCCAGTGGTGAGTTTGAGACGGGCGTACCTGTTAGGATGCGCCGCACTTTGCAATACCGCTTGAGTGACCGGGCCCGCTTAGTGCGTTTAGAGCTTGGCGACCTGAAGTCGTGGGACTCGTCCACAATCAGCATCACTTGGCCTTTATGCTTTTTCAGGAAGGTTTTTATTAAGGCTGCAGGCCGGTCATGAATGATAGACTCTGAATTGATAGCCAGCACTGCTAGCTCAGTCGGCCGAGCAGTCATGACAGCATTGAGCGATTTAGTGTGGCTCGTCTTATGGGCTTCAGAAGCCTGCCAGGCGTGGGCGATGTATGGCACTGTTTCCCACGTATGTGGAGGCAGCTGCCGCCTAACCCAGTTGACATGCACACCGTTAGGGGCTAGAATCAGCACGGCTTGAATGTCCCCTTTAAGGAACCTATAGCACGCAACATCGATGGCCGCTTTAGACTTACCGGTGCGCATTTGCCATAGTAATGCCCGGGCGTCGTCGTCTTTGTGGGCATCCCATTCTTCTTGCTGGTGCTTAAAGTTGGCTAGCCTGAAAGGTGGGTTATTCATACTTGTCCCCTGCTGCTGTAACTGCTTCAAGAGCTTCTCTAAAAGCCCCCATTATCTGCCCTTGCATCTTGCCGCTGAATAGCTTGGCTAGGCGCTTGTGCAGGTCTATTTCTAACGCTAGGGCGACAGTGCGCGTGGTTACAGGCTTGAAGTCTTGTGCTGTATAACCTACGATGTCAGTGGATATTTTCAGAATGCCGACCCCATAGAGCGGGTAACCGTCCACTTCAGATTTGCCATAGGCTGTTATGAATACCCTAGAGCCATTACGTAGCTCAACTTGGGTGCCTAACGCCAGCGCGTGCCGGTCAGTTCTTTTGGTTTCAATCATTGTGCACCTCATTAAATTATTTTTTATACCGGAAACCGGTCCAGCCTTCAGCAGCTACCGGGCACCCTTCAGCCCAAGCAGGCAGCTGAGCCATCAGGGCTTCAAAGTCTTCCACACTGCCCTTGTCAATATCGGCTTCCGCTATCAGCTCGTCATGCACGCTTAGGATGACGTCATAGACACCTTCTTTATGGGCTCTTAGCATAGCATCAGCCATCAAATCACGTGCCACTGCTTGGGTTATGTTTTCAACCAGCATGCCGCCGTAGGTGTCATGGCGCCGCCACTTTTTGGTCATGGCATCTACGCCCATGTAGGTCAAGGCGTCTTTTTCAGCGCCCCATGGCGTCTTGCGTTTTATGACAGCAGGGCCATAATAACTCAAAAGCCTACCGCTGGGTAACCGGCAATGCAGGAACCCGTCTTTTACCATCCAATAGATTTTGTTGCACCGGTAGACTTGACCGGGTGACTTGACTGCTGCAATGGCGGCGGCCTCAGTATCCCACCACATGTTCTTTATGCGGTAGAACTTAAGCCGGTAGGCGTCGACAATGGCTTGCGCAAACTCGATTGAAATAAAGATGTTGTATTTCTCAGCTAGGGTGGCTTGGAACTTAGTTGCCCCCATTTGATAGCCAAGCCCTAGTATGGCTTGCTTGCCCATTTGTCTTTCGTCTGGGTGTTCTTTCTTGTTTATAGGGCGCTTGTATATTTCAGTGGCCATGGCACAGTAGATGCACATGCCAAGCCTGAACACGTCCAAAGCTGTCTCGTCCTCAGCCAACCAGACAAGCACACGGGCCTCGATAGCTGAATAGTCAGCAACCACAAGCTTGCGGCCCGGCGGTGCCACTATCATGCCCCGAAGTCCGTATGAGAACAACGTCATGGCGTCCCCATAACACATGTTAATCAGTTCAATGTCCATTTGCTTGATACAGTCCCAAGCAAGCTCCATGTCTTTTATGTTGCCACGTGGGAAGTTGTGGGGCTGAAGGCCTGAGCCAGACCAGCGGCCGGTGCCAGCACCGTGGTAGAGCAACCCACCATGCACTTTCCAAGTATCGGGGTCGGCCCAATTACGTGCCGCAACAAACTTGGCCGTGCTTGACCGCCCCAGCGCCCGAACAAGCTCCAGCGCTCGGAATATCTTTGGCGGTAGGTCCTGACGCTTTAGCCAGCCGTCTATTGTCCCACCTTGGGTGTTTGTTAGTGGCAACCCTTCATTGTTAAACCACTCAATCATGGCTGCCCGCTGTGTGGCTTTCCGCACGCTGCCGTCAGTCAGCTCAATCAGTTCGTCGTTGAGCTCCGTGAATATGTTGGAGATGATTATAAGGGCTTTAGTGACGCCTTCGCCGTCTAGCTGGAAGCCGTGTTGGTTTATGTGCTGGTCCATCAAATAGACTTCTGTCTCGTAGTTTGATAGGTCTTTAAGACGGTGGCTGAGGCCTTCCTCAGCAAGCACGTCTATGCGACAGTAGGCCCACAGGCGTTCTAGTAGTTCTAGGCTTTCATGCCAGAGTAAAGGCAACGGCACATCCTCACCATGCTCTTTTACCCACGCCCGGACTTCAGCAACTTTTGGCTTCCTAGGCTTTGCCATTTTCTTCATGATTTTAGAGCCTTCCATATCTTTTTGCTGGCTCAAGCCTAACGCTATGACAGCATTCTCAAGGGCCCTAGGTAAAGAGTAGGAAGCGGCTTTTGCCGCTGAGCATCGCCATTGTTCGTGTGGCACAAGCGGCCAGTGCAATCGAGGCCCACAGATGTTTGTCCAGATACCCCGCTCAAACCAGGCATTGTGCGCTTCCACTAGACCGCCTTCAGCAATCCAGTTGAATAACGGCGTAAGACTGGCCGTAGGCGCCTCAAGTACGCCTAAGTGCGGGAAGGCTGGGTGCCATAGGGCTGTTTCACCCTCAGGCCAGTGCGGCAATCGGTAGACCAGGCAAAGAATTTCAGTTGTCGGGTCTAAAGAGTAACGCCACGAGCCACAATCTTTTATCGAACAGGCGGACCGGGTTTCGAAGTCGATTGTGGCTTTAGGTGGGTTGTCGTAAGTTATTGATTTTGTTATAGGGAGCACAGTAGTTTATCCTAACGTCTGCGGTATAAAAGGCTATTATGGCACAAGCTCTAGTAGTTACGCCCACTAAAGAAGTCAAGCTCGGCAACCCACACTGCTGCTTTGCTATACAGCGCAAGGCACTCGTGGGCGGACAGGTTGCCAATGTGTATCCGTGATTGCCCTGCGAATAGTGCTAGCTTGTCATATACCTCATTCCTAGACAGCAAGCCTGATTGCCACACAGGGTCTACTAGCTTATGTAGGTCAAACCTAGCCCGGCGGGTTGGTTCGTCAGCAATCAGGCCAATAGGGTAGATGGTGAATTTGTGTGTGCCGGTATAGCCTCCACAATCTAGGCATAGGTAGATATAGGGCCACCGGCCGACTGTCTTACCATACACCATAGAATTGAGGACCATACCAACGGCTGGCGACTGACACACATTGCAGCAAGTCAATGGGTCATGCCAGTCTTGGAATTTCTTGACTTTGGCCTGCTTAGACAGCTTTGCAGGCTCTATGAATACGGCTACCATTGTATGTCCGGGTCTAGGATGGTTCTGATGTATTTGTCAAGCAGCTCATCCTTATCATCGCCGGTGGCGCCTTTGGCGATGTTAATGGCTGCTTTCTCAAGTCGGCCTAAATCAAACACACCTATGCGGGCTTCTTTGATAAGCCTGTTTTTAGTGGTGTATAAGGGGCGCAAGGCTGTCTGCTTGACGGTTTCAATTTCAGCCCAGCGTATGCCAACAGACCTCAGCACCTCGCTCATGAAGACGTAACTCTGGCCCGGCATAATACCAAACTCGTCAAGGTCAAGGGCTTTACCAGCGAAGTCCACTAAGGCTTCTAAGTCCCGAAGCGGCCAGGTCCCCGTTTCACATAGCGGGCAAGGCTCAAGTACGCCGTGGGGTTCGCATCTTGCCCCGTCACGGCGTATCCTCAAGGACTCAAGCCTAGGCTCCACCCTAGGCAAGCCGACTTTTTTAATTGGTTTGGTCATGGAAAGGCCCCAGCTGTTTACATGGTTAAAAGTTCATGGCAATCGCATATCAGTTGCCCGCAACTGCTACATCTTTTAGGTTTTGATAGCACCCTAAACTTTGTGGATTTTTTGAAGTCGTAGATTTTTTGTTCAAGCTCTTGCCGGTAGAACCAGAGCTGCACTTCTACGCGCCTCAGGCTAGCATTGACCTTGCATTGACTTTTCGGCACCCAAACGTCTAGGCTATGCGATTCACGAGCCAGAGGCTGCAGAATCGATTTAGGCCGGGTGATAATAATGCCTATGAAGTGTGCTTTTGCTGTGGAGTGTATTACCACAGCATCTTCGATGGTGAACCACTCTTTAGGCGTCGGGTTGTCTTTGCTGTAGCCCCTGAAGTAGCTTTCACCATCAGGCTTGTACCAGCTTTGGCCGTCGTAGTCATCCATCTTGTCATATCTATCATCAAATTCAAACATAGCAACCCCCTACAGCTTAGCTAGGGCGCCTTGTTGCTTAGCAACCGGCGCATGGATACTGAAGCCCTCACCTGCTGCAACACCTGCATGGTAGTTGGCGGCATTGAGTTGACTTGGCGAGTTGTTTTCTCTAACAGTCAGCGGTCTACCGTAGAACTTGCTGACGTATGCCTCAATGGCTTGGGCCTCAATAGCACTCGGTGCTATGGCTTCTAACTTGGCCCGCACACTTTCAAGCCAGCCTACGTGGAACGCTTGGCGCTGGCCGTTTTTGCCCTTAAGGTAAGGCTTAGCCAGCAAGTAGTTTTCCCATGCGGACTGCATTGCTTTCCAAGCAACGATGTGCGCATACTCTGCCAACATAACCCGGCTGGTTGGGCCAATATACCGGATGTTGAGCCTGTCGGCTGAGCCCGGGTTGCGTTCACTGACCGCCTTCACTCCAAAGACGTCCATTATTAGGTTGCATAACGCCGACATGACGTAGCACTTGCCAAAGCCTTCGCGGGTTTTAACTAGCTTGTTGTCGACCTCAACACCTAGCGCATCGCATTCAGTGAAGCCGAACTCTTTCATGATTAACTGAGCATGGCGTAATGCCACAGCGGCTTGGTTGGGGTCAGGGTCTTGGGACATTTTCATACACACTTTAAGGCGGCGAAGGGCCTTAGCTTTGCGTGCTTCTAGGTTGTCTGCTTTGTCGAAAGTATCTGCTTGAACGGTCATTGTATTAGCCTTGTAAATCAGTAGGTAAAAAAGAAGGGTGGGTGGAATAAAAATCCAGCACACCTTGCTTGGCTTCATCTAATGTGGTAAAGCGCTTGGTTAGGGTACGCCAATCCCATCCGCCGGTGTTGTCATTTCTTTTGGTATAATCCGCAATCAGGACTTTTAGCGGTGGGTGGTTGCCTGACTTAACAGCGCCCGGGGTGTAAGCTTCAGAGCAGATAATTTGAGCTGCTGCATGGCTTTTCATTGGGTCGGTTATTGCCTTAAAGTCGGCAGTGGGCCAGCGGCGTGGGTTGCCTATAGCCCACAAGCCGGTGCTCTTAGGGTCCACTTTCCATTTCAGTTTTAGCGCAGGGGGTTTAGCCATGATGTTTTTCTCAGTTTGTGTGGTTGATGGGTCTATTATATCGGGAGCTTCCTAGCTTGGGAGCCCCCTACTGAAAATAAACTTAAGGTTGCTTTATGCCATGCCCGTCTATGTAGAATGGTAGGCTAAACCATACCACTGTATAGCCTTCTTTATAGAGCTGTTTCATACAGGCGTCGGTGGCGTAGCCCCTAGGCACTTCTGCATTGCTGGCCCAATTGGACGCGGCAGCTTGCAAGTCATTCAAATGGTATTGCGGTTTGACTTCTGCCACTAGAATGCCTGATGGGGCTACTAATACGCAGGCTTGTATGGTGGATGGGGGTGGTAGTGCGTCGGTCACGGAGTTTCTCCTTGTTGGTGGTGTCGTATTGCTAAGGCTTGTTGGTAGATATTGTCTAGGTACTCAAAAGACCAGTATTCAGTTGCTTCAAGATACCCATGGCCGGTATAGATGGACACAGTTACTTCAATAAAGTCTCCTTCAGGGTCATCGTCATTCATTACTATAGCGGCCATGGTTTTACCTATTTTGTGGTGGTGAATTTGTAGTTGTCGTTCAGTGGGATGTTGCCAATAAAGGCAGAGTCTGCAGTGAACTTCAGGTCTTTGAGGAAGCAAGAGCTTATCAGTTGCCACAGCTTCTGGCCGGGAAATTCTACATCGCGCTCGAAGCGAACTGAATTGGCTTGGAACTTAACCCGCACCAGTGATTGCAGATGATGGCTATGCGCCTTATAGTTGCCATACCGGTAAGGCTTGAAGCCTAACTTAGTCAAGGCTTCGATTAACAGCGCTTTGTTTGCTTGGGCGATTCTTTGTGCTTTAGTTGCCATGATGTTTTCCTTGTGCTGGTGAGTGGGTTAGTATTTGAAGCGTTCAGCGCGGTCAGCATTAATGCCATCACCCCAGCCATTGCGACACAAGCGCCCTGCCATGCATCCGCGTTTGACTTCAGAGCCTTTTTGCTTGGCGCGCACTTGGCGGCGGTCAAAGCCTTTCTTTTTACCTTTAGTTGCCATGATGTCTTCCTCAGTTGGTGTGGTTGATGGGTCTATTATATAGAGGACTTCCCGCCTTGGGAGCCCCCTATTGAAAATAAACTTGCTTTAATCAGGTGTAGCGCTACACTAAGGCGCCGGCTACTTTGAGAAGGTCTTCGTCACTCAGACCGTTCAAGACTTGGCTGCCTGGATGCTGTTTATTTACGGCTTTTATGTTGCTGACAGAGGCATTGCATTTAGTTGCGTACAGCTTACCGTCGGCGCCAATAAAGGCGATGTTTTTTGACATTATCAGCTTAATCTTTTTCAGTCGAAGGGTGTCATTTACTAGGCTATAGACAATGCCCTCAAGTTCTACGTCAGTGAATTGGCCATCTGCTTTGTTGTGCCATTGAAAGATGACCGGGCCGCCTGACGCATCGTCTATGATAGCCGCTACTGACACCCCATCTTTGTACAAGGTAGCATTGAAGCCCGGACCTTCTTGGCCTAGGAAAGATTTGACGTTCTTGACAGTATAGACGCCTTTGGCGGGCCGCTCAGTATCCCTAGGGGGCAGCTTGTTACCTGCTTTCTTGACTTGGCTGCGGTAAAAAGCTACACATGCTGGAGATGTTTTTGATGCAGGGTGTGCAGCTTTGACAGCTAAAAGTATTTGCTTGTTGTTAAGGCCTTCTGCAATAGAAGTCCGGATGATGTCAGCTATTGTAGCCATAGTGTTCTCCTCAGTTGTTGTGGTTGATGGGTCTATTATGCACTTTTTTCCGCCATTGGGAATAGTCAAGCAATAAAAAAAGAGCCTTTTTTAAGGGCTCTTTCTTAAGGGGCTGATAACCTTGCGGTTATTAGTCGAACATACCTGCATCGCCTTCAGCTACGAAGTCTTCAACAGCTTCAAAGTCGTCTTCAGGTGCTACACGGCCTGAGAAAGCTTCGCCATCGGCAAGCTTTTGCAGGTTTTGTAGACCGAAGGCCACACCTTTATTGCCTGACTTATCGTAAGCGTACGCAGTAACAGTAGCGCGGGCATAACAGCCTGAATAAAAGTCGTCATCTGACATTAAGCGGGCTTTGCCTGCATCAATGACACCCGGCTGACGCATGCTAGTTGCCGCAGCAAACACCATGCCTTCATAGCCTTCAAGTTCAGGCTTGTCTTCACCTGGACGGAACGGGTTCTTGTAGCCTTTGAACCAGCCTTGACCATCAGGCACTAACTTGGCACCGAATTTTTCTTTGAGGGTGTTAATCACCAAAGCTTGCATCGCTTTATAGTTGGGGCTCTTGCGGGCTTTTTCGTCAAACAGCATGGTGACGGAATACTTAGCCGGACCGGTGCTGCCTTCCATTGGAGGCTGGGGAGAGAATACATAAGCAAAACTTGCTCTGAACTCAGGGGTTACAACTTTATTAGTTGGTTTAGCGGTAGCGTTAGCCATTTTGTGTTCCTATTATATGATAGTGAATGTTAATGTGATTGTTATAGCGTGGAACCCGTTAAGCATGTTGCCTAACGTGGAGCTATTGTGCCTTGCTTAAGGCCTGGATAGAACCAGCATTTGCAGTTAATCTTTCGGCAGCTTGTTCTATAAGCTCCACCAGTACATCCCCATGGCAGGGCTTTGGTTTGCACCAGCACCCAAGCACTTTACCTTCTAGCTCGCTTAACGATGCTAGTCTTCTAGGGTCTTTCAGTATATAGGCCCGGTACTTGGCAATGACTTCTGGCCTTGTACCATCAGGGCCTATATGATATGGGTTGCCCCAATAGGTTGTGCGGTCAATCATGACGTCGTAAGACTGGCCGCTTCTGATGTTGACAACCTTAGTGGGCACTAGACCCGCACCTTACCAGCAGGCAGCAAGTCCAGCCAATAGGTCATGTTGTCTTCGTCCTGTACTTCATTGCGCTCATGCAGCCGCATGACAGGTCCTGCAGGGTCAAGGCCCAAGAAAGGCAGCAACTCAACAAGCTGGTCTAGCGTAGGCTTTTCAGGCCACCAGGCTTCCAGCTTCTCATTAGCTTCAAACTCTTTAGACACGCTAAACAGGGCCCAGATTCGGCCAGGTTTATCAGGTGGTGCCGAAGCGTTAGTGGTAGACATTTGCAGGGGCCGCCATTCGCCTTTTGATGTGGTCGGCGCCTTATCACGTGGGTTGTGTTCTACCCACCATTGTTGTAGTTCAAGGCGCGTCACGTTGCTGGACAAAGCTTGCTGGGCTTCTACAAGCGACTCGCCGGTTAAGGCTTGCCGGGCTTTAACAGCCTCTGCGGTTACTACTGGCACAATGTTTAGCCAGCGGAAGTGGTTAGTCGGTTGCATATTAGGTCCTTTTCCATAGAGCATTGGGGTCAACTTCAGTCATCACGCATTTGCAGTTTTCATGCGGGCCAGGCAAAGGCCCATTGTACAGCACACTGTTTTCGTAGTCAACTGCTGAGCCCATGTAGTCTGCAAAATCGTCAGTGCTTTCATCGGGAAACTGGGTTGCTGGGTCATCGCTATCAGCTTCTGGGTCGACCTCAGCATAATAGGCAATATCGCGCTCTACTCGGCTGACGGCTTCTTGAACTTCTGGCAGATTGCCTGCTATGTTGTACAAGTCTTTTAACGCGTTAGCTAAACGAGTGGCCGCAGCCTCAGCATCATGAAGCTGGCTTTGCAACATAGCGGCCTGGGTTGTCTGGGGTTGCTGCATTTCAGCCCTATGGGCTTGCTGCTTAGCTGTTAAGTCTTCTGTGTCAATCATGTGATGCTCCTAGCCTAATGGTTTACGTTCGCTTAAAATATCCCGCACCTGGTCAAGCACGTCTGCCGTGGTCATTGGTGCCTGCACCGTCATAAAGTAGGTGTCCATTAAGGTGTCCAAGTTCCGCAAGTCTGCCACTCGCCAAGGCATTTCACCCATGCTAGTAGCTTCAGCTAAGTCCATTATGGCCTTGGCTGGAAACGGGCTGCCACAGGCTGAGCATTCCCACAATATAGGCTCCCGGTCATGCTTGTCGCATAGGCTTTCTACAAAAGCTTTTAGCCTAGTGATAACCACTGTTGAAGGTTGCACTTGCGGGGAAGGTGTCTGCTTATTCCCCTTCAACTCATACGCCCGCAGCACCATTTCAAGCTGGCTTCTCTTGTCATTATTGTCTAAACTAATTGGCCCTTTTATGGCGTCCCAGACAAGCCCAAGTAACGCATGGTGGTCCAGGCGCCGACCGTAGGCTACTTGGTCTGCTATATCAGGCAGGCCTAAAAAACTGCGCTTGGTGCCATCAGCCCGGAACCCTTCGGCTTCAATAACTAGCACAGTCTGCCCAATTGATAAGACTGACAATGCGAAATGCGCTTGGGTCTTGAAATTTATTGGCTTAATATGTCGCATTTGACGTACCTCAGGCACTAAGTTGTTGATTCGGTTGATGTTTGGCTAGTGCTTGCAAGCACTTCGTCGCTCGTAAAACGGTCGGTGGCCAGGTTGCGCAAGCCTACATGGTAGCCCCAGCTTCTAGCAGCTTCTAGGTCATCCCGGCACACCATCTTGTCGGGGTCTATACAGCTAAGCTCAATCATTTTATCCAGTGTAGCGTGCCAAGCCTTGAGGGTTTTGGCTTCTGTGCGGTCTTCAAAGCGGTAGTGGGCTGCGGCATGTAAGGTGAAGTGTGGGCCGGTTGCCGCTTGTGGTTGGTGCAGGTAACGCTTGGCGCCGATGTTAACCACCTCAGGCGCTGCCCCGTCGCGTGCATTCCAGATGATAATGGTGTCAACAACAGTGTCGTCATCGTGACAGTCTAGGGCATACCGGAGCAGCTTATAGCCATGCTCAAACACTAGGTGCGGCGTCAAGCTTTCTTGACGTTTTAACTGCGCTGCTAAGCGCACAACTTCTTTAGCTAGCGCTTTTTTGCTATAAGCCGCCAAGGCTTTAAGGTTCACTTGTAGGTAGGACACATACGCGGCTTGTTGCTGTTGTTGGTGGGCTCTGTCCATTTTGCGGTTCAGTGGTCTATCGTTGCGGGCAGCTTCGTCATTCCAAGCAGCTTCCCGCTCGGCGGTGTTTTGCTCAAAAGAGCGTTGCATATCAGCATTGGAGTGCAGGCCGGTAAAGCCTGAGTCTTGTGTAGGGTCGTTCATTATTAGGCCTCAGTTTTCAGGTAAAGAAAAACCTCCTGACGCAAGCATCAAGGGGTTGATAATCATAATAGGCTAAGTGCCCTGTTGTTCTTCCAGCATTTCCTCAACTACTTGAAGCCTAGCCGCGCCATATTCTCGTAGCAGCTCATTGCGGCCCCAACTAGTCTTGGCTTGCAGGCGGGCTTCAAAAGCGCTCTGCAGTCTGTCCATAACGTCCCGTATGGTCGGGGAAGGTGTTCCAGCCATAACTTTCCTCAGTATTCGGTTAAGTAAGTTAGCCGCTAAGCGGCGTGGGTTTGTTTCGGCGTCCAGAAGTTCCCGCTCGTAGTGCTCGGACATTACTACATGCCTTGCTATGCGCATCTCAGTGATTGCCCGGGCGGTGCCTATACACGCGGTTAGGTCTAGCAAGTTGATGGCTAGGGTATTGTGTACTGCATCCATCAACTTATCTGCAGGCTGCCGAGGGGTCTTAGTCAAAATCGTCTTCGGCTTCATCAAAATCCTCAATCAGGGAAGTCAACGGGTCAACCGCTGGCCGTACGTCTGACAGGGGTGCAATAGTGACACCGCCCTCAGGTTTATAGGTTACCATTGCAACGAGCTCTTTAATGTACTTGGCGGGTGCTTTGACTTTATCTGCTTTCAGCTTAGCCATCAACTCAGGTGGGCGTAGGGCTTCAACTTTAGCCGGGCCTTTCAGCTTTGGCGCCTCGTACATCAATTCACGTGGAATGCCTTGGGCCTCCAGTATTGCTACGGCGTCAATCTCATTGCCTTCTTCATCCAGGCGCATAAACGCCCGACGGGACTTCTTGCGGACCAGTTTGCCATAGCTGGTTTCACCGCCCGGGGTTTCAAGCAATCGGCGCAAGGCCTCGCTTTTAACCGCGCTGATGAAGACATTCAGAATGGGGATAATATCCAGCCGGGCCTTAAGGTCGTCGTCAGTTGCCTCGGCACCAATAATGCGTGGCTCCATAGTAATGAAGTCAATCTCAGCTTCTGCGAAAGCCCGTTCTACCAATGCAGGGCAGACAGCCGCAGCACGGCAGAACACACAATGGTCGCCTGCCTTAAGTGATGCGTCTTCTTGCTCAGTGGCAAACGCCGCAGCCTTCAAGCCATGCTTAAAAGCAGTCAGGGTTTCTTTATCTGTCACCCACCGGCGCACAGGGCCGTCAATATGTGGGCAACGTGGCTGGACAATGACAAGTTCCAGCACATCAAAAGCCCATTGCATTTCTTCAGCCATGCCTAAGGCATAGTATAGCAGCTGCTCACTGTCTTCAGCTTCTACCGATACGCTACGCCCATGCTTGTAGTCGATAACAATCAGGCGGTCCCACGCTAAGAACAAGGTGGCATCTGAGGTGCCAAACATTGGCCCATTTGACTTGCTACCATCTCGTTGGTAGATGTTGCCATCTATCCCACGCAGCATACCATTGGGGCTGACGTAGGTTTTGCCTGCCCTAATGCCCTCGGCTTCAGCCTCCTCGTCAAAGTCATAGCCGATTAGCCAATTAAGGTTGAATCTGCGCTCTACTGCCAGCTCGGTGTCTTTGCCGTAGCGTTCCAGTTCCCCGCGTACAACTTCAAGGTAGACTTGCACGGCGTCGGCCGTGTCTTCGTCAATATCCCACGTTTCGTACTCAGCCCCAGCCGCAAAGTCTTCAGGCACCAAGTCTTCAGGGTTGATACCTTTGAGGCGCATGGCTTCTTGGAAGTCAGCCCGGGTAGCCGGTGGATAGACGATGGTATCGCCATCAGGGAAGAGCTTGATGTGGCCTGTCATCCAGTCGTAGGCATCGGTGTTGCTTAAAAGACACGCCTCCCCCAAGGCGTGTGCAGCTGTTCCTTGTTTAGCAGCTTCAGACGACGACGATGGCCGGCCGTGCTCAAGCGCTATTGAGCCCGGGCAGTTCATCCAGCGCTTGGCTCCAGAGGCGCTTCTGCTTGCATGTGCTACTGGCATCTTAATGCTCCCCTTTGCGGTTGCCTGAGAATACCTTAGTATCAATCAGGGTTGGTAGTTGGACCATGTTGCCCACTTGCTCAACAGTCAAGCCCATAAGGCTATCTAAGCAGAACGTGTTTTTAGACATAATGTTGGAGCCATCAGGGTAGCTGTTGAAGCTGATAACGTTGATGGGCTCATAGTCCGGAATACCCCGGCTGGTTTCTAAGCTGTCAGGGTCAGGCTTAGTCTTACCCGATACGGGCTTGCGCGTCACATAAGCATTGAATGCCAGCCGGGCTTTTTCAGCTTCCTCAACAGTTGTGCGGAAGGCGATAGGCTGCCCGGTGTAGTTATGCTTAGGCCACATAACAATCTGGGCTTCATCTTTTTGTAGCTTGTTGGCTTGATTGCTCATTAGTTTTATTCCGCGTCAGTGCCGTTGCATTTAGCAACCAGTAAGTATAAGCCGTGGCCACCGCTCAGCTCAAACAGGTTAGAGATTGAACTAGCGCCAAGACTAGCCAACATTTCAGACGCTGCCGCATGGCCTTCGACTTTAGCAAAAGCAACCAATGCAGCCCTAGCTTCGTCCATTGTGGCTTCAGGCGCTTCGGTTTCTTCAGCCGTATCAGCAGGCTGAATTTCTTCGTCAGCGGGCTCTTCAACTTTGGCTTCTGTTTTAGAAGGGGATGTCGTCTTCTTGGATGTTGTCGAAGTCATAGCTTGTGGGGCAGGCTGTTTGTCCGGTAACGGGGCAGTAGTCTTGCGCTGGGCCGTTGCAGAAGTAGCCGAGGCCTTCGCAACTTCGTCGGACTTTTTTGGCTCAGGCACCTGCAGCTCACGAATGGCTAAATCGGGATGATGCTCAGGTTGTGTAAAGCTACCGTAGTTCAGGGTAACTTGGAAGCCCTCGGTGCTTGAAGTATCGGCGATAGGTAGGCTATACAAGTTGCAAGCTATGCTAAGGTCAATGTAGCGGTCAACAATGACTTCATCTGCAGCCCAGTTTTCACCGGCATGGAACTCAAGGCCAATAGTTGCAGCGGTATTAATCTGCAAAGTGCCAACGACTTGGCCCAGGAGGAAGTTGGTTTGGTTGGATGCAATGACTAATGCGTTAAGGGCTTTGGCCTGTTGCAGCTGCGCTTCAACTAGGTCTTGCAAAAATTTGTCTAGGCTCATATAATTACCTTTTAATTTTGGTTAGTGGGTTAGTGGGTTAGTGAGAGCATAGTATACACCTGTTTTGGACGAGCTGCACCATTATTTTAACACCAACAGAGGGCAGAGGACCGGTTATTGCTTTGCATCATATAGGAGTAAAAGGAAACGCGTCGCGACGGTATCTAAATTTGTGAACGCGATGCAAAATTGTCCCACCTTGACACCACTGATTATAAGGACCACCATGACGCTATCCACACAGCTTTCTGTGCGGCTGACACTAAAGCAGACGCAAGCGCTCCAAGCGCTATCGCATAAAGTCAAAAAACCCACTAGCAGAGCACCAACCAAAGGCGACATAGTACGCGCCTTAATTGATGAAGCCATAGCGGCTCAACAGCTTGAGGGCCTACCTAATGGCTAAGCCTACAGACCAGCGCTTTATACGCCAGCAAGACTTAACCTGCTACCTAAAGGCAGGCTTCCAATTGATACCACTTAACCGGTGGGACGCAACAAACCCTAAAGGCAAACCCTCAGGCAAGCAGCCTAGAGAACTGTCTTGGCAATCCAAAGATTATGACAGCGCGCAAGTGGCTGCTCAGGCGGCTAAGACCGGTGCAAATGTCGGCGTGCGGTTGACCGCATCTATATTGGTGCTTGACGTTGACCCTCGGAACTACCCTGAAGGCCGGCACAGCTTGAATGAGTTTGTCGCCGACTTGAAGCTGGACCTATCAGCTTGCCCCCATGTCATTACTGGCTCAGGCGGCCATCATTATTATTTTTCTAAGCCTGCTGACGTATCTGTGCTTGACAGCTTGGACACCTACCAGGGTATAGAGTTCAAATCATTCGGACGGCAGGTTGTTTCAGCAGGCAGCATACACCCCAATGGCAAGTATTACGAATGGGATGACTTAGCACCTTTTCCTGACGACCCTGAAGGCTTGCCGCCACTACCAGACAACATGCTCAGGCTAATCAGGCGGCCAGTTCGAGCCCATGGTGACGCACTTGGGCTAGGTGATTTGACACCTGAGATGCTGGCTAAGACACTAGAACAGCTTGAAGCCGAAGACTTTAAAGAGCATGATAAGTGGCGCGACTTGATGATGGCTTGCCACTACGCAACCAATGGTGAAGGCCGGCAAGAGTTCATTGACTGGTCCACACAAGACGGCGATTATGCCGACGATGGCTGGGTAATAGGACGGCGCTGGGACAGCTTGCATGTTGCGGTCAACTCAGGCGGCCGGCCTGTCACCATCAAGCATCTTCACCAAGTCGTGCAAGCGGCGGGTGGCCTAGTCGAGGTGGCCGAGCCTGAAGACGATTTTGATGTATATGAACACCCTGACCAAGACGGCTGGGATGTCGACGATGATAAAGTGCGGGCTGAGCCTCCAGCGCCTACTACAGGCACTGAGTTTGTCATGGAGACCTTGAACACTGAGCATTGTGTGGTGATGGATGGCGGCAAGTTTCGCATCTTCACTGAGCAATTTGACCCAGTGCTTAAGCGGCCTTTCTTCCAGCGTTCCACTAAGGACGACTTTGAGAACCTGTATAGCAACCAACTGGTTGAAGTTGGGGACAAGCTGTTGACCTGGTCGCATGTGTGGCTTCGAAGCGCCAAGCGCCGACAATATAAAGGTATTATCTTTGACCCTGAGCATGAACATGAAGGATGGCTCAATTTGTGGCGTGGCTGGGCTGTGGAGCCCAAACGTGGCAAGTGGGACAAACTACAGGACCTTATCCTAAATGTCCTTGTAGATGGCAACCAGGCGCATTATGAGTACGTTTTGAACTGGATGGCCTACATGGTGCAGCACCCAAACAACGCCGCTGAGGTGGCTATCTGCTTCAAGGGTGAGAAAGGTACAGGCAAAGGCACCTTAGGCCGGGCGTTGTCATCCTTAGCAGGTTCGCATGGCTTGCATATATCCAGCCCTGAGCATTTAGTAGGGCGATTCAATAGCCACTTGCAGAACTGCATTTGTCTGTTTGCCGATGAGGCCTTCTGGGCTGGTGACAAAGCGGGCGAGTCCAAGCTTAAGCAGTTGGTCACTGAGCCTACGCTGACCTACGAAGGCAAAGGCCGGGATGCTTCATCCGGCAAGAACCTAATCCACATAATGATGGCCTCAAACAACGATTGGGTTGTGCCGGCTGGCTTAGACGGTGAACGCCGTTTCTGTGTCTTTCAGGTTAATTCTAAGCGCCGAGGTGACAAAGCTTATTTCGACGCCTTGAATAAACAATTAAGCCGGGAGCAAGGCCTAGAAGCAATGCTATACGACTTGCTGATGCGTGATATTACAGATTGGGCGCCACGCAACAACGTACCTGACACTGGCGCCTTAATTGAGCAAAAAGAAATGTCGATGGATGATGTGGAATTGTGGTGGTACAACAAATTGCATGATGCGTTCATTCCTAATTTAGAGGGCGACTGGACCAGCGAAACTGATGAGCGCTACGTTATAAAAGAGCTACTCTATTTAGATTATGTGGAGTTTGCTAGAGGCCAACGGGTCTATAGGCCGGCTGACCCATTAGCCTTCAGCCGCCGGTTGACTAAGCTAGTTGGCACAGGCCTAGTGACTAAGCAGCGGGTAGTTTCTGACGTGTCTGCCTATGCAATGGTCCGTGTGGACAATCAGGGCCGGGCTGTCGTAGCGTGCTTCCCCACTCTAGCAGAATGCCGGCACATGATGAATGCTAAGCTTGGTGAAGCGGTTACTTGGCCGGCGTATTCAGACAGCTAAAACATATACAATTTGACGACGCCCGAAGCGCTTTTTATGCTTCGGGCTTTTTTGTGCTTGGGGCTTTTTTAGCAGCCTTTAATCGACGTCAGCGGCCAGGTTTCAACGACGTCACGAGCGAACAATTAGCGCGCTGCCAACTCGACCTGTAGTTTTTACAATAGCGGTAAAAAGCGGGGCTAAGTGAAAAAAGTCAAATACTTAGCTAAACAGTTGTTAATATGCTCGGGGTGGGCCTGATTCGCATATAGATTTCTGTGCACGACTATTTAACCCTAAGATTCCTGGTAACCAACTTTTGTAAAAAAACAAACAGCGGACATAACTATTAATTTAACTTATTGTTTTATATATTATTTTACTGCTGTAAGTAAATAAACTATAGAATATACAATATAAATAAAGTATTAATATATAAAGCTTTTTTCCGCTGTAAAATCGCTGCTTGTTTTTGATTGTGTATAAAAAAGTCCCGCCACCCTTTATTGACGTGAAAACAGCCTGACAGCACGCCCAATTTTGCTCAGTATTTTGACCCCAAACCCTGGCCGAGAACGGTGGGACCAGTTAAGCCGCTAGGGTAAGATGCTGGCGTACTTATAGGTTGTTAACTGTATATAATTTCAGCTTGACCACTACACTTTTACTGGAGAGCTATTATGCAAAAAAACCTGACTTCCGCTGCAAAACTGGTGACTGCTCTATTGTCGATAGACAACGAGCTGCTGTTGCCTGAAGTGATGAATTATATGAAAGACGATGGGCGCTTCGCTGTGTCGCCAACCACTATCAAGTCTTACTACTACAGCTTTTTCAGGCTAGGTGAAAAATGGGAAGAGTTAGAGAAAGCGCGGCTTAAGCTCCAGAAGCGTTTAGAGATGGCAAACCCGAGAAACCCGCGGGCCAGTGCCAAATTACGCAGGCAAGCGCTAACCCATCCTAAGCAAGTAGAGGCTGCCTGGTTGAAGGTGCGGGAAGAAGTTGGTGAGGCGTCTGCAGCGTTGTTAAAACTGGCCGCGCCTATCCCTAACCCAATGACTGGCGGCAAAGTCCGTGCACCCCGTAAGCCTAGCGCATTACAGCAGAAACGCCGGCTGATGTATGACCCGACCCAGCCTGTGACCAGAGGGGCACTAATACGTGAAGCTAAAGCTAAGCGCAATAGGGATGAGGCGGCTGTAGAGCGCACCAAGGCCAAGCAGTTGCACATACAGGAATTGCTTAACAGTCCAGAGGGCAGAGTAGCTAAAGCTAAGCGTGATGAGTTGCTGGCCTATGCGTCAGGCGCTGCGCCAGCTAAGGCTAGTGACCGACCTGTGTTGACTGTCAAAGTGCCTGTTAGACGATAGCCATTGAAGTTTTACCCCTTAGAACTTACCCCTTAAAACTTACCCCTTAAAGCGCAGCTAAATGTAGACAGCAACATGCAAAAACCACCCCTCAAGCGTCCGGATTATGTGGACAGCAACATGCAAAAACCGTCCATATAATCCGGACGCTTGAGAGGTGGGCCATTTCTTTGCGCGAGGGAGCTGCCTTGGAGTTGGTGCGAGGGTGTGCTTAAAACCACCAGCGCGGTACAATCGCCCATATCAATAAAACACTGGGGAACCTAAGAGGGTATCATGACCACACAACACCTGCATCCTATGGCGGATGAGCTAGGCAGCGATGAAGAAGAGCTATGGGGCTTTAAAGGCAGCATGGCTGAATTGGAGTTTGAGGACTGGGAACTTGAAGGCCTTAGCCACAAAGCCCGCATGGCACTTGAGAAGCGCCGGCTATTCCTTAGAGCGTATAGCGTCCGCGGGCTAATCACTGACGGTGCTAATGCCGCAGGCATATCACATCAGACACACAAGGCCTGGATTGCCAATTCTGAGTGGTTTGCTAAGATGTTTGAGATAGCCAGCCAAGAAGCGATAGACCGCATTGAAGGTGAAGCCTACCGCCGAGCCGTTGATGGTTACGATGAGGCAGTGCTCTACCTTGGATTGCCCACAGTGGTTATCGATAGCGAGACCGGCAGAGAAAAGCAGGTGACAATCCGCAAATACAGCGACACCTTAATGAACACACTGCTTAAGGGCTCTAACCCTGAGAAGTTCCGCGACAACGTTAAAGTGGAGCATGCTGGCAATGCTGGCGGCGTGTTGCTGGTGCCATCGCCTATAGACGCGGCTTCATGGGAGCAAGCAGTAAAAGCCCAACAAGCTAAATACACGGGCAATCAGGGCACCACAGATAGCCCACTCCTGTCAAAATAGCTTTCCATTCACACATTACCTTATAGATACTACATGACTCAACAAGACGCCATACAGCCCGCCGAAAGCTGTGCTGACCCTTCAGACCTTGCCACTAAGCATGCTGACTTCTTCACGGACCAGGCTGACTTCTTCACGGACCAGGCTATGCAAGCCCAAACCCTGGTCGCCTCAGCCCATCAAGTTGCCCCGCGGGATGATGGGGAGTGTGCGTGCGGATGTGGTAGGGAGGTCAATCCTGCCCGGTTGGCTTTGGGGTACGGATTAGCCATAGAATGCGCCGAGGCTAAAGGCCCGAAGAGACGGTGAGCCGTGCCTAAGCTTATCACTAAAGAGGACCTGCTAGCCAAGGTGGTTATAGACGAAGCCACTGGGTGCTGGGTATGGCAAGGGCAAATGAACCGCAATGGCTGCGGACGCATGTATGCTGGCGGAGGCAAGCGGCTAATGTCCCATAGACTGATGTACGAGTTAACCATAGGCCCTATACCAACGGGCCTTCTTATTGACCACAAATGCAGGGTGCGAGCGTGCTGCAACCCAGACCACTTGGAACCTGTAACCCATGCCGAGAACATCCACAGAGGTGAGGCTAAACTATTCACAAAGAAGGTGATACCATGACAAACGCAGAAGCGGGCATATTCCTAGACCCTATAACAGGCGACTACTGCCGCAGAGTGGATGATGGCGAACTGGTGCGGGTAAGCGCTGCCTCAGTTGCACTAGACGGGCATTCTTTAAGCCTTTTCAATTGCATGACCAGAGACCCAGTGACCGGCGAAGTCTTGACGTTCTTACCGGCAAGCGGGCCAATAGACTTATTGACTGGGATACCTTTATCCCAGCCCTTGGTGAATGAGCCCACAGAAGAGACCTGCGGCATGCCTGTGCATTGGAACTACAATGGCTATGGTCTAGGCGAGGTTGGTATGCGGTTGCTACCTGACCCGCCTGTGATACCTATATCAGCCGGCGTCGTACGTGAAATGCACTACTTGCTAGAACCCCTCATACCACCACCTGAAGAGTTTGTGGCATTCCTAGAAAGCAAGGCAAAGCCGGCTGTTGAGCGGTACCTAAATGAAGGCTTAACGTTGGAGCGTAGCATAGCCTTGACATTCGCCGAGCTGATTGAGGCGACTAGGGGACTCCGCTAATGAGCAAGAACAAAGCCCTTAAGCGTAACATGGCGAACCAAGCCAAGGAGCGTAAAGAAGTGCGGGTATGGGCGCCACAAGCCGGCTCCCAAGTCATGTTCTTGACAAGCCCCGTATTCGAAACCCTATACGAGGGCACACGCGGGCCGGGTAAGACAGACGCCTTGCTTGCTGACTTCTGCCAGCATGTGGGGCAAGGCTTTGGTGAGGCCTGGCGTGGTGTGCTATTCAGGGCCACATACCCACAGCTGTCAGACATTGTGGCAAAATCCAAGGTCTGGTTTAAGCTGTGGTTTCCAGGCGCTGAGTTCAATGAGCAGAAGTATACGTGGACCTTTCCAGACGGCGAGCAACTGCTATTGCGGCAAATGGCAAAGCCTAGTGATTATGACAACTACCACGGCCATGCTTATCCTTGGATAGGCTGGGAAGAGTTAGCCAATTGGGCCAACCCAGTCTGCTATCTGTTGATGATGTCGTGCTGTCGTTCGTCATTCCCCGGTATGCCTAGGAAGGTGCGGGCAACCACTAACCCTTATGGCAAAGGCCACAACTGGGTTAAGTCACGGTTCAGACTGCCTGCCTCCAGAGGCCAGATAATCAAGACACCGGATGAACCAGACCGCATTGCCATCCACGGTAACATTCACGAGAATAGGATATTGCTTGACGCTGACCCTGACTATGTGCAACGTATCAGAAGCTCGGCGTCGAATCCTGCACAGCTTGAGGCATGGCTTGAAGGCTCTTGGGACATAACGTCTGGTGGTATGTTTGACGACCTATGGCAGGCTAGGGTGCACGTGGTGCCACAGTTCTTGGTGCCGAGGTCTTGGCTCATAGACAGGTCGTTTGACTGGGGCGAATCCAAACCATTCTCTGTTGGGTGGTGGGCTGAAAGTGATGGCACTGATTTAGTCTTTGCCAACGGTAACAGGTTTCCGACGGTGCGAGGCGATTTGTTCCGTATAGCCGAGTGGTATGGGTGCAAGAAAGGCACCGAGAACGAAGGCTTGAGGATGCTAGCGAAAGACATAGCCGAGGGCATTAAGGTGCGGGAGATAAGCTTAGGACTGGCCGGCCGCGTCAAACCAGGCCCTGCAGACACCTCAATCTTTGACGAGAACAATGGGAACAGCATTGCTGTCGATATGGCTTCCAAAGGTGTGAAATGGGAAAAGGCTGACAAAGGACCAGGCTCAAGGAAGCAAGGATGGGCACAGATGCGCAAGCGCCTTAATGCTGCCTTGAATGTGGATGAGATGGGCCAGCCTCGGCATAGTCCTAGGGAAGAACCGGCGTTATTTGTGGTCGGCGCTCGGTGTGTCGAGTTCCTTCGCACGGTTCCGAGCATATCTAGGGACGATAAGGACCTTGATGATGTTAACTCAGACGTCGAAGACCATATTGCTGACGAAACGCGCTACCGTGTCAGATTTAAGCGCAAGTCTATGCGACAAGGTTCGTTTTAAAGCCGGTTGATTGCGTTCAGGCGCTCGGTGATTTTGTCTTGCTCTATCTTAAGCGCTTTTTGGGCCGTTAAGGCGGCTCGTGCTTGCTTTTGCCCGTCTGTCATGGTGTGTACCTCCAATCAGGTTAACTGCCTGCAGGATTGCCGGCAGTGAGGATATTATACTAGGTCCTAGTGAGTAAGTACGCTAGTACGCAGCTCTTAATCTTAAAAGGCATAGGAGTCTTTGCCGTGCATAGACACAACGCTAGTTATTTTGTAGTACCCGTTGCAATCCCTACGGCCTTTTACAGCATAGAATCTTGTGGAGAATTTGAACACTTCGCCGTACGCTGGAGGCATATCATCTTCATAGATGTAGTCTTGCCATGAGGTATACCCTAAACAGCATTCAACCCAAGCTTTCACGTCCGCTTTAGTGTTGAATACAGGCTGCTCGATTATTCGGTTTATCAGTTTTATAGACATATTTAACATAAGGTTAACTCCAATCAGGTTAACTGCCTGCAGGATTGCAGACAGTGAGGATATTATACTGGGTACCCTTGAAGGTGTACATGTTTATTTGCTGTAGATGTGAAAATACTTTCATGGGCTGCACTACTGGGTTGCACCGATGCAGCAACGGCTTAACATAGCAAGCTCATTAACCTACTAAGCAGGAACAACCACCATGCCAACAGCACCAGCTAAAGGGCCTCAAGCACCATTCTCAGAAGAGCTACACCAACAAAAGTACCGCCAACCTGCTGAAGGCTTCAGAGAAGCCATGAACCGGATAGCGGCAGGCCTTAAAGATGACGACCCTCATTTCAGACAGTTCCGCGACATTCTACTGGATATGCGCTTTATGCCAGCTGGACGGATTCAGTCGGCCATTGGCAGTGGCCGAGGTACTACCCCCTACAATTGCTTTGTGTCAGGCACCATAGGTGATTCCTATACAGATGGCGATGACAGCATTATGCAACGGGCGCTTGAAGCTGCAGCTACCATGCGGATGGGCGGTGGCATAGGCTACGACTTCAGCACCCTACGCCCTAAAGGTGACTTGATTCGCAAACTCCAGTCGAAGAGCTCCGGCCCCATATCCTTCATGGAGATTTTTGATGCGGTCTGCAGATGTACAAGCAGCTCAGGCCATCGCCGCGGCGCTCAGATGGGCGTGATGCGGATTGACCACCCGGACATATTCGAGTTTGTCCATGCCAAGCAGAACGAAACCTTTTTGCGTGGCTTCAACTTATCCCTAGCGGTTACTGATGAATTTATGATTGCCATACGTGATGGCACCATGTTCGATTTACGCTTTGGTGACCGCGTCTATGACACCGTTGACCCAAGAGCCTTATGGGAAACCATCATGCGCTCCACGTGGGACTGGGCTGAGCCTGGTGTGCTGTTTATCGATACTATTAACCGCATGAACAACCTATGGTACTGCGAGACCATAGCAGCCACTAACCCTTGTGGAGAGCAGCCATTGCCGCCATACGGCGCGTGCTTGCTAGGCTCGTTCAACCTAGTCAAATACCTTGTGCCGTCAGAACGGGGTTTTGATTTTGACTTCACCCAGTTCCATGATGACATTTACCCAGTAGTGCGGGCGATGGACAATGTGGTGGACCGGGCCATCTATCCGCTACCACAACAAGAGCTAGAAGCTAAGAACAAGCGCCGCATGGGCTTGGGCATAACAGGCCTTGCAAACGCGGCTGAAATTCTTGGCTATCCCTACGGCTCGCCGTACTTCTTAGCATTCGAAACCAGAATACTTGAATGCCTACGTGACACCAGCTATTATGCCTCGGCAATGTTGGCTAAGGAAAAAGGTGCCTTCCCATTATTTGATGCGCCTAAGTACCTAGAAGGGCAATTCATCAAAACCCTACCGCATGACGTCCAAGAGGCTATCCGCCAGTATGGCATCAGAAACTCCCACTTAACCAGCATCGCCCCTACAGGCACCATCAGCTTATGCGCTGATAATATCAGCTCAGGTCTGGAGCCTATCTTTTCGTACGAAATGAGGCGAACAGTCAACACGGTAGATGGCACCGTGGTTGAGATTATACCTGATTATGCTGTTAAGTATCATGGCGTTATGGGCAAACGCTCTAAAGATGTCACTATTCAGGAGCACTTAGACGTGCTGGCAATAGCTGCTGAGCTGGTTGATTCGGCGGTGTCCAAGACCTGCAACGTAGATGGCTCTTTGCCTTGGGATGAGTTCAAGCAGGTGTACGTGGCTGCTTGGGAGCGTGGATGCAAGGGCATAACAACCTACAATGCTGATGGCAAGCGCGGCGGTATCATTGTCACGACTGACAAGCCTACTGAGCCTGAGGCGCCTGAAGAAGTTGTGGAAGCGCCTGCTGAGCTGAGCTGTGAAATAGACCTGAACACTGGCCGCAGAAGTTGTGAATAATAGTTAGACAATACTGGGAGCAATCCTTAAGGGTTAGAGTAGTATGTGCTCTAACCCTTTCTTTTTAACTAAAATTCAGGAGGTTCAAATGCTAGACCCAAGCGCAATAAAACTTGTGGAAGGCAGTGTGTTAGTTGCGGCCATTGTGCTTACATCAATTCATGGGTGGATTATATGGCATTGCAGTAGAAGTCGGCCGAAAGCTAAAAAGCCAACGGCTAGAGAGCGTGGCGTGGCGTATGTCCATGAAGAGATGCGTAAAGCCACGAATCGTGTAGACTGTTATTTGAAGCTTCAACAGGCGATGCTAAATGGCATGGCATTTGACAAGACTGATTTTGACAGAGGCATGGACGAAGCGTTGCGGGATTATATAAACAGTAAACGGTATCATGACAGCGAGCTAGTTGGTGGTACGTATTATCTGAAGCCGTGTGTGCGTTGTGGTAGCTCAAATGTAGAAGTGGCTAGGGTTAACATCGTCCCTGAAAAGCAAGACGCACCGGCTGAGTATAGCGGCAGATGCGTAGATTGCTCAACCCGTTCACCCTTTAAGCCTACGATTGATGAGGCCGTAAAGTGGTGGAATAAATGCACTTAGGAGGCGCTTATGAGTGACCCAACAGTTAAGAAAGTTGACCTGATACCACACGCTATAGATGGAGTCGCTATTGTCATTGAGTTCAATGACGGCTCAACCTATAGCAAGCATATTATGAAGACCATGACCCGGTCAGATGTCATGGCAGTATTGAGAACAATGGCAAGTGACATGCAGCGCCAGATAGCTGCCGAAAGCTTTCGCCCCCTACCAGACCTAAAGAAAGGAAAAGACAATGGAAAACATAATTGAGTTCACCGGCACGCCATACGCGGGCTTAGCAGAAATATTCTTGGCATGGTGTGCCTATATGCTATACACCAGCAAAGCTCGGCAGAGCAAGCGTGAGGCCTATCAATCTGGATACACCCACGCAACAACCGAGCTGGACAACTCGTCTAATAAGCGCCTGACCTACGACAACATCAAAAGCGCAATGGTTCAGGACATTGGTATGGCTATAGATGTCCCACCTTATTGGCGCGGTGTCAGTGCAGCCCTAAAGCTTTATAGCCCAGTAACAGGCCAACGCCTGAAAGGTAGAAAAGCATGGAAGGTATAGACAAAGGCAAAGCCAAAGTGGTCAGCCTGGTGCCAACTGCTAGGAATGAAATGATTAGTGGCGAGAATGTCATACTCAGGCTTGAAGAGGCCTTAGCTTTGGCAAGAGCTGGCAGGGTCCAGAATGTGGTAGTGATTATGGCCACTGATGAGGAAACTATTAAAGACGGTTGGGCCAACTCAGACCGGCCTTTTGACATTATAGGCGCCTTAGAGGTGACTAAGCTTGAGTTTATAAAGGCCGCTGTCGAAAGACGCCCATGCGAGCATTAGAGGCATTAAGTCAGTAAGTTTCAGGTTAAGCACTGGCACGTAAGGCGCCAGTGCGTGGTATAAGTGTTGGTAAAATTCGCCAACGCTTATGCTCTGGAGCTGACTACAATGACCGCACTGACTACCGCCGCTGACCCTAAAAAGGCCACAGTGGCTACCCCTACAAAAGCCTACAACCTGATGGCACCGCTTTGGCGCCTTATGGACACCCTGCTTGCTGGCACCGACGCACTGCGTGCCGCCGGTCAAGACTACCTACCAAAACACGAAAACGAAAGCACTGACAACTACGATAACCGGTTGGCTAGGGCTGTGCTTTTCAACATGACTGAGCAGACGTTGAACTCTGTAGCAGGCAAGCCTTTCCGTGAAGAGCTGGTCTTTAGTGAGGACACCCCGCCAACCATTCTGGACTTAGCTGAGGATATTGACATGCTAGGCCATGACCTGCAGTCTTTTGCCCGCAGCTGGTTTAAAGACGCTTGGGCAAAGGGCTTGTCACATGTGCTCGTCGAGTTCCCAACCGCTGAACCTTTGGTGGACGAGAAAGGCAACCCACTTGTAGATGCTAACGGCGACCCAGTTAAACCTACCCTAGCTGATGACCGAGCGCAAGGGCTACGACCTTTCTGGATTGCCATCCCTCCTGAGAATATCATTGCCATCTATTCAGAAGTACGCAATGGAAAAGAGTATTACACCCACGTGCGGATTGTTGAAAAAGCAATAGAACGAGATGGCTGGGGCGAACGCGAGACCATAAAGGTGCGAGTGCTTGAACCTGGCTTGTGGTGGCTTTATGTGCCACCAACTAAGAAGGACGACCCTTGGGTGCTAGAAGCCAGCGGCGTATCAGATTTTGATGAGATTCCCCTAGTCACATTCTATGCCAGCAAACGCGAAGCGCCAGGCGTCTGCAAGCCTCCGCTGCTTGACTTGGCCCACTTGAACATTGCACATTGGCAAAGCTCTTCAGACCAGCGGAATGTCTTGACAGTTTCACGGTTCCCCATACTTGCTGCGTCAGGTGTAGCGGCAGACCAGAAGGTGACAATAGGCCCCAACAACTTCCTGACCACGGAAGACGTACAAGGCAAGTGGTATTATGTGGAGCACACTGGTGCAGCCATATCCGCAGGTGCGGTAGACCTAGCGTCACTCGAACAACAGATGGCCGCTTATGGCGCGGAGTTCGTCAAAGCTCGTCCAGGCAACGAAACGGCAACAGGTCGAGCACTTGACTCGGCTGAAGCTACCTCGTATCTAGGCGCAACTGTGTTATCGTTTAAGGATAGTTTGGAGCAAGCGCTTAAGTACACGGCTATGGGCCTGAAATTGCCTGAAGCCGGCTCAGTCTCCATGGATACTGACTTTGACCTTGATGAAGGTGTGCAAGGCCCTGAGCTTGACGCTTTGGCTAAGGCTAGAGCCACAAGGGACATTTCACGGGTTGCCTACGTGACTCAGCTGATTGAGCGCGGCGTATTGCCGGAAGACTTTGACATTGAGGAAGACGCTGCCTTGTTAGAAGAAGAATCTAACGCGGCCATGGGTAATATGTTTGGGCCGGGTGTGCCTGGACAGGTGCCACCAACACAGACACCTCCGACACAGACACTGCCCACTAAAACCCCACCAATAGTTGACCCTGAAAACGACCCAGCAAACGGCGGTAGCTAATGGATAAGCCAGCTAATGAAAAGATTTTTGATGCCACCGTTAAGCATCAGATAAAGCTTTTGCGATTCTCAGAGAACGAGGCGCTAATAGCTTCGGACCTGCTAGCGGCTAGTAATGCCGAGATGATTAAGAAAGTGGAGGCCGGCCTAGGTGAGTTCACTGAATCCAACATAAAAGCCACTATGGCTAGCGTGGCGCAGATACGCACCCAGCTGCTGAGCCAGTTTAATACCAACGTCACAGCCAACATGGAAGAGCTTGCCACTGCCGAAGTCGACTGGGAGCAGGCTGTTATTGTTGGCGCTTCACCGGTTGCCTTGTCTTTGACTGCAGTGCCTGTAGGCACCATAAAGGCCTTGACTAAAGCGCCCATAAACGGCGTGCCGCTAGAAAACTGGACCGGGCAAATGACCGCTAAGGACATTGTGCGGGTAGAGCAGCAGATACGCCTAGGCGTGGTGCAGGGTGAAAGCATTCAGGATATTGTTAGGCGGTTGCGGGGTACTAAAGCGGCTAAGTTCACCGATGGGGTGTTTGATACAACTCGCCGTGAAGCTGAGATGATTGCCCGCACTACGGTAAACCATATATCAACCCAAGCCCGGCAATCGGTGTGGGATGCTAACGCTGACATTCTTCAAGGCCTGAGATGGGTTGCCACTTTGGACGGCCGCACGTCGTCTGTGTGCCAATCACGCGATGGTCAGATATACCCCATTGACTCAGGCCCTAGAACGCCTGCGCATCCCAATTGCCGTTCCACCATGGCGCCTGTGCTGGCTGGTGAAGCCATTGTAGGTCTGCGCCCAACTGTCACCGATTCCCGGACACGTAGGCAGCGCGAGATTGACTTCAGGGCTGATGCCAAAGCTAAGGCAGGTGATAGCTGGAAAGGTATGAAAGAGGCAGACCGTCAAGTGCTGATACGTGACGAACGCCAAACATGGATAAAGAACAACATAGGGCAGACGCCTTCTAACGTGAGCTACAACGACTGGCTCAAAGGGCAATCCAAAGACTTCCAAGATGAAGTGCTTGGGCCTGGTAAAGCTGACTTGTTCCGCAACGGTATGAGCCTCGATAAGTTTGTCGACGAGAAGGGTAAACCCTACACACTGACGCAACTCAAGGCGGAGCTTGAAGGTGACAAGTTCAACCTAGTACAACCGGGTGTGGGCCTAAAAGCTAAAGCGTTGCTGCAGCAGGGCTTGACGTCTAAAGAGGTTGTAGAGCAGATTCTTAAAGAGTTCCCCAACGCCAACACAACCGTGGCGTCGGTAGCCTACTACAAAACAGAGCTTAATAAGGCTGGCATGCTAAACCTGCCAGACGCCGGCAAAGTACCAACATCAGGGCTTAAGCAAGCGTTAAACCTGGCCGATGTTGTCAATCACTTGGATGCTAACTTACCTGATGGGCTTAAGCATGCAGTCGGCGGGCAATGGGCTACGGTGGTAGAATCGCTTGACGGTGTGGAAGGGGCATATAGTCATTACCAAGCCGGCAAAGGGGTTATGCTGAGCGCCGCTAAAATGGCGCAGTTGCCCGCAGTGCAAGCCCAACAGGTGGCAGCTCATGAGCTAGGCCATTTATTGCACAAGCAACACGAGGTGCTATTGGACCAAGTAAGCTTTGACGCTATGAAGGCCGCAGTCGGCCAGCTTACACCTGACAGCAAGAAGCTCTATTCATACTACCTAGGCCACATAGATGAGCTGACGGCTGAAGTGTACGCTCAAGCGTTAAGCCCTTCGCCAATGACGTCACAAGGGCTTAGCGCCTTGGAGTTCAACAAGCTTTTTGCTGAGCCCATACAGGCTGCCAAGAAAGCCATAACAGACAAGTTCCCCATACCAGCGCCAAGCGTCAAGCCTGCCATGCCTGGTGGTCCTGTGCTACCATTTGAAGTAGCCGGCAAACATTCCACAGTAGGCTCGTTAGCAAAGGCTTTACTACAGCAGGGTATGCCTGATGCGCAGGTGCTGCAATCTGTACTGGCGGAGTTCCCAACAGCAAAGACCAAAATGGCGTCTATACAGAGCTACAAGTCTGAGCTTAAGAAAGCCGGCGCGCTAGCCACTAAAGGTGTCGGGCCAACGGTGATACCAAAGGCCGTGCCTGACGTGGTAGCTGTAGCTGCACCTGAAGTTGCCATAGCAGCACCAGAAGCCTTGAAGGTTTCAAATGTGGTGCTAGGCCCCATCAAGCTTAAGGCTGAAGCCATTAAGCTAATGGAATCAGGTGTTTTAGAGAGCGCCAAGGTGAAAGAGCAGCTTGCATCGATGTACCCAAACAACGCCGCAGACTTGAGTCTGTCTAAGATTGCAGGCTGGAAAGGCAAGTGGAAAAAGTTTGGCCCGTCAGATTATGAAAAAGCTGCGCTGGCTAAAGAGGGCGTGGCTAAAGTAGAGGCTGTTGCTGGCCCAATAGCTAAACCGGCGTTATACGGTAAACCGTTAGGAAACACTTCCCAAAAAGCCCTGAATAGTGTACAATCATACTTAGCGGGTGGAGGTGACTCCCAAGGTGCCTATAAAGTGATGGAAGGCATTTTCGGCAACATCAAAGAGCCTGGTGCGTCTGAGATGCTGGAGCTGGCGCAATACAACCTAGCGACGGCTAAAGCGGCTGGTAAGCCATACCTCAATGCGGCCTACACGCCGCCGCCAAGTATGGCTAAGCCAGACAAGCAGGCGATTGACATGACGCCTAAGCGGGTTGCATCCACACCTAGAGACGGTCTGCCGCCACCGCCACGATTTGACGCCAACCAGAGATTGAGAGGGTTGGAGGCTTATGGTGGCAAGACTAACAGTGGCTTAACTAACAGGATGAACATAGAGCAGACTAAGGCTAGGCTTCCACATTTAGAACATGAGGAAGCTGCAAGCATACGCCACTACACTGGCTCAGCTTATCGCCGTATGAATGACGACCTCAGAAGCGGTCAGTATTCTAACAACTTAGAGCTGCAGGCGTTAGTAGAAGCCGCACAATCAGGGTTGTCTAAAATGCCTAAGTTCCGCGGTGAGGTAGCTCGCGGTGTGTCGCTATCAGGGGATAAGCTGGAACAATTGCTGTCAAGCTATACGCCGGGCAACATTATAGAAGAGCATGCTTTTTTATCAAGTTCAGCAGGGTCACAGGCTGCATTTGGTGGGAACGTAAAAATATCAATTAGAAGCAAGACAGGGGTTGATGTGTCCAGCTTTAGCCAATACCCCGGCGAGCGTGAAGTTCTTTTCATGCCTGGTTCGACTTTTAGGGTAGATAAAATTGAGAAGGTTGAAGGCATTTTCGTGCACTACAAAATCACTATGACAGAGGTATAAGGTAATGACAACAGACAAGACCGCATTTGAACCAGGACCATATTGGGAAGGCAAGACCGACTTTGCGCCAGGCTTACCAGATGACCCAGCCAGTATCCCAGTCACGCGCTACCAAGTGTTAGGGTTGTTGCAGACAGTTTTCACAGTCCGGACACTTGGCGACGGGTCCACCACGCGCGGACAACTTCCACTTGATTCATTTGAGCAGATGATAGGCAAGAAGGCCTCAAGGTCTGGATGGTATAACGCTCTTGGGGACTACTTGGGCGACAGCTTAATATAAGTGCTGGAGGGTTTTTTGAAAAGCCAGCCGTATAGTGCACACGTACACCCAACTTTATTGGAGTGAGATACTCCATCAATCACAATTTGCGAGAGGCAAACCCCATGGATTTTATCCTTTTAGACAACGCTACCGTCCCATCAATTGACCGAGTGCCTGAACCGTTCCGCGGGTTTTATACCCAAGGCGATGGCGGCTATGTGTTAAATGACAGTTTTAAGCCGACTGCTTTGGCAGTTGATGGTTTGAACAAGTCCCTTAAAGCAGCGCGCAGAGACGCTGACGAAGCCAAACGCAATAAGCCTGACCTGTCAGGTTTTGCCCAAATCGGCCAGTTGTTTGGTCTGGAAGGTGATGACGCCATGTCTGCAGACGCCTTAAAATCCGCCGCTGAAAAGCTGTTGACCGAAACCAAAGATGGTAAAGTTAATTGGGAAAAAATGAAGGCCTCCTTAGAGTCAGGCTTCAAGCAGCAAATCACTGCTAAAGATGCTGACTTAGCCACCATGGCAGGCTCCCTGCAGAAATACCTTGTGGACAACGCTGCTCTGTCGGTTATCACAGCCCATAAAGGAAGCGCGACGCTATTGCTGCCTCATATTCGTGCTAAAACTAAGGTGATTAAAACAGGCGAAGACTATGAAGTGCGGGTTGTAGATGAAGCTGGTGACGTCCGCGGCAATACTTCAGGCGGTTTCATGACTGTTGAAGACTTGGTGAAAGAGCTTAAAGCTAGCGCCGATTTTGGCCGAGCATTTGAAAGCGAAGCACCTGCAGGCAACGGCCTCAAGCCTAACCAGCAACAACGCCACAACCCAGCACCTCAACAAGGTGAGTTGTCAGCGACCCAGAAAATTCAAGCTGGGTTGAAGAATCGCAACAAATAAGCCTAAAGGCTTTTCTAGCGAGTATGAGAAAGGGCTCATCTCTGAGCCCTTCTTTTTTGCCTAGTGGCCTACGACACGTAAGCCACGGCGTCTAGCAGCTGCTCCCGGGTTTCTGTTAAAACCCGGCCGAGCCAGTTAAGCCCTAGCCATTCAGACCGGTCCAACGCTTTCGGGTCCACCTCAGATAGCCCTATCCCCCAAATGACGTCAGTAGGGCTTGCCTCAACCAAGGTAGTGCCGTGCGTGACAAGCAGCGCCTGAAGCAGCTCCTTGCTTGATGTGAACTTAGCCATAGAGGCACGGGCTACAACGTCCATGGCCACTGCTTCCCATGTTGTCTTGTCAAACTTCTTGACTTTCTTACCCAAGCGCTTTTGCTCAGCCGGGTCGCACGTTGCCATTATTTTGGCTACGGCCGGGTAGTCCTTGAACAGGGCAGCTTTTGCGGCCATCATGTATTGCTCAGCACAATCATAGCGTATGCCATCAATGACAAACGGGGAGTAGTACCACTGACTGAACACCCCGCCATAAAACAGGGTGAAGCGTTCTGCAGGGTTTATTGCCAAAGTCTTCCGGCAATACGCCGCGCGTGGGTCAGGCTTAAAAAGGGTGCTTGGTTGGGTATCCATCTTGTATTCCTAAAATTTGTAGTAAGTTGTCATCAAGGTTCTTTGGGGTGCCGAGCCACTTAAACCCGCGTAGAACATCTATGGGCTGGCCTGTTAAGACTCTAGATGTTGGGCTTACGCCGCGAATCTCGTAGAATGCCCAAGCAGACCAGTCACTAGGCAATGGCGCAGAAGCATCTAAAGGATTTCCACTGCTATCTATGAATCGGCAGTTGCCGGGGTTGGCGTTGTCAGTGGAATTCGGCGACGAGGTTTTTCTAACATTCGGCACTAAACTTTTCGGTATATGCCCAAGGAAAGACACGGCTGCATCAGTTACGGCCGCACTCCACTGCTTTCTATTGGCTATTGCAGGATGCACAGGCACATAAAAGCCGTCGGTTTCTAAGGTACCTTCCCCTAAGGCTAAATACACCGCTTCTAGCACTCGGCGCTTAATATGCAGCCTAGATATTGGAGGGACACTAGCCGAGTCCATGTCTAGGCCGTTAGAGGCAGGCTTGTCATCAGCGCTTAGCCACGCAGAAAGCTTCACGGATAAGTCTGCTAAGTCCTGCCTAGTGTTTATATTAAGTAGCACTGGCCCATCCGGCGATATTGCAATAAGTTGTGTAATTTTACGAGAGCTTAACACTCCAGCAAAAGCTTGTCTGTTTAAAGGAGTCCAAGCTTCAGGCAGTTGCATAGCTGCGAGCATTTTGTCTACTGGAGTTGTCATAGTAGTTGTCCAAGTTAGATTAAAGTATTTTGCTTGTCAATGGCAAGCGTAAGTTGTAGGGACCATCTACTAGTCGGAGGATATTAAACCCCCATTCTACATAGCCTGAGCGGTCAGCCTCAGGAATGTCAACATATTCAGGTGCGTCAGGCACTTCGACTTTGCACGGTAATTTATCAGGATGCTTTGGCGTGAATGCACATTGCTGCCAAGCCGTGAAGCTACTCGGGAATGGCGGATTGCGCTCCCACGACCTGAAAAACCACACGCCTACTAGCTCAGCGCTTTCGGCCAGTTCTATCGTCCGACCGTAAGAGTCAGACCCCGTGAATAATCGTCTAGCATTTGCAGTCTTTCGTATTCTACACATTTTCAGTAGACCCCAGTTGTTTTTAAAGGATGAGCTATCTTATCGGCAACGGGGCCTATTGTACACAATTATTTTTAGTCCAGTACAGAACCACTTATTTTCACGTATTTTCGCATAGTACCACATAGCTCATGCTGCGGCGGAGCTTTTTAGCACACGATTGAAAAAGTGCAGCACAAAGACAGCGCAAAATCTTTTTAAAAATTATATATTTATGTTAAAAGTATATTCTATAGTTTATTTACTTACAGCAGTAAAATAATATATAAAACAAATACTTAAGATAATAGTTATGTAGGCTGTTGTAATTTTAAGATTTTTTGATTTCCAGGAATCTTAGCGTTAAATAGTTCCGCACAGAAAGCATAATAGGATTTAGGCCCACTGACTACGTAATGTCTACTCTTGGCTTAAGCTACTGAAAGCCTTAAGCAAGCACCGCTATTTGCTGCTGCAGAAGCTTTTGCTTGGACAGCGTAACCAGACGTAAACCTAGCCGACCGTGGGCAAATAGCTGGTGTACTTTTTATTGTGCTGGAGGCGCTGGAGGGGTTACGGCTTAACTCCAACAATGTATATTCTCAACCATGGTGCATCTATTAGGTGCTTACCGTGTCCCTTTAAGCGTGATGCTTGCATGCGGATTATTGAGCCGAGTGATTCGTCTACAAACTTTTAACAACACAAAATACTTTTCTTAACTTAAAGAGGATACAACGATGGCTTCTATTTCCTTAGTCGAATCCGCAAAACTCAGTCAAGATTTATTGGTTGCTGGCGTCATTGAAAACGTCGTGACTGTAAATGAGATTTATGAAGTTCTGCCTTTCGATGGTATCAACGGCAACGCCTTAGCCTACAACCGTGAAAACGTTTTAGGCGATGTGCAAATGGCTGGTGTGGGTTCCACAATCACAGCTAAAACAGCGGCGTCTTTCACCCAAGTCACTTCAACGCTGACCACTATCATCGGTGATGCAGAAGTTAACGGCTTGATTCAAGCAACCCGGTCTAGCGATGGTAATGACCAAACAGCTGTGCAGATTGCTTCTAAAGCAAAAAGCTGCGGTCGTAAGTACCAAGACCAGATGATAACTGGTGACGGTACTGGCAACAACATGTCTGGCTTGATTGTCCTGACTGCTGCGGGTCAGATTATCTCAGCTAACAACGACGCCGCTAACGGTGCAGCATTATCGTTCGAAGACTTGGACGCTTTGATTGACTTGGTAACCGACAAAGATGGTCAGGTTGACTTCATTATGATGCCTGCCCGCACACGTCGTACATACTTGGCCTTGCTGAGAGCCTTGGGCGGCACGTCTCCTGGCGACATTTACACCATGCCTTCAGGTCGTAACATTCCGGCCTACCGTGGTATCCCAATTTTCCGCAACGACTGGATTCCTACCACTCAAACTAAAGGCTCAACAACTACCTGCACTTCGGTATTTGCGGGCACTTTCGATGATGGTTCACGCACTCACGGTTTGGCGGGCTTAACTGCTGAACAGGCTGCGGGTATCAACATCAAAGAAGTTGGTGAAAAAGAAGACGCTGACGAAACAATCACTCGTATTGTTTGGTACTGTGGCCTTGCGTTGTTCAGCGAAAAAGGCTTGGCAATGTTGAATGGCGTTACTAACTAAGCCATAAACCCTAAAAGCCTGCTGAGGGTAACCTCAGCAGGCTTTAACTCTACCTACCAAAATATCCTAAGGGGGCAATATGGCCACAGGCACTCAGACCCAACGCTACAAGCTTGTAGGCCCGCACGCGGGCAAAACAATGACGGTTAATAACCATCAATTTGAAGATGGTGAGTATGCTTTTCATGGTTCACCTGAGCAGATTGCTGGGCTGACCAGGGCATTCAGTTTCTACGCGGCTTTGCCTATTGAGCAAGCCGAACTTGAAGAACTACGAGCGCAAAAAGAAGCTGCTGAATTGCAGGCCGCTCAGACCGCCGACGACCTTGAGACTAGTGAAACTGACGAAGGTGAAACTGACGAAGGCGCTGCTGACGAAGGCGCTGCTGACGAAGGCGCTGCTGACGAAGGCGCTGCTGACGAAGGCGCTGCTGACGAAGGCGCTGCTGACGAAGGCGCTGCTGACGAAGGCGCT